TTGGAGCCAGAGGTTAGCAGCGCCCATTTACCCTGAGCGACTTCGCACCAGGGGGTATGCCGATGCTCGCCCCACACCATATCCATGTGGATTTCATCACTGATCACCGCCACGCCATGTCGCGCGCAGAGGTCAGCCATAGTGGTTAACTCGTCGCGTGTCCAGACCTTGCCGGTCGGATTATGCGGGCTACAGAGCAACAGGATTTTGTTTTGCGGCTGGGCCAGCACTGCTTCCAGTTCGGCCATATCGCACTGCCAGCCCACCACCGAATGTTGCAGGCCGACAGAGACAACCTGTCGGTTATTACCCGCAATGGCGTTATAAAACGCGTCGTAAGCGGGGGTATGGATCACCACGCCGTCACCGGCGTCCGACCACTGGCGAATCAACTCTGACACCATATAGATCACCGAGGGGCCATAGACGATGGCACGGGTGTCGATGGTGCTGTGAAAACGCTGGTGGAACCAGTGGGCCACAGCGGCCAGGAATTCGTCGTTTTTCCAGCGGCTGTAGCCAAATACCCCGTGGCCGATGCGCGTTTGCAGGGCGTCGATGATGCAAGGGGCGGTGGCAAAATCCATATCCGAGATGGTAAAAGGCAGCAGATCGGCGGCACCAAAACGGTCGGCAATATAGTCCCACTGGGTGCACCATGTACCGTGACGATCCACGACGGTAGTAAAATCAAACATGTCGTTGGTCCTTAAATTAAAACCCCCTCATGGCGAGGGGGTGAGGCATCAGGCTTCTACTGTTCGCATCAGGGTCGCCAGTTCGTCTTTGACTGATTGCACCTGCGGGCCGATAACCACCTGCAAATTATGCTGGTTTAACTGTACCACGCCGATAGCGCGGTTAGCCTTCAGGGCGTTGGTATCTACTTTAGACATATCTGCCACCGACAGACGCAGGCGGGTGATGCAGTTATCCAGCGAGGTAATGTTATCCGCACCGCCCAGCGCCGCCAGAATGGCAGGGGTGTTATAGCCGGATTTGCCAATCGTACCCGCAACCGCCTGTTCAACGCTGGTGGCCGCATCGGTATCACGACCCGGCGTTTTCAGGTTAAAGCGGGTGATGGCGAAGCGGAAGATACCGTAGTACACCGCGAACCAGATCGCTGCCACTACGGGCACCAGATACCATTTGGTCGACAGGCCATGCAGGATGCCGAACACCACAAAGTCGATCACGTTGCCGTCGGTGTTGCCGATAGTCACACCCAGCACCGCCATCACGGTAAAGCCCAGACCGGTCAGCACAGCGTGGATGAGGTACAGCACCGGGGCAACGAACAGGAACAGGAATTCAATCGGTTCGGTGGTTCCGCCCACCACGCAGGCGATCACACCGGAGATCAGCAGGCCTTTAATTTTGTGACGGTTTTCCGGGCGAGCACAGTGGTACATCGCCAGGGCTGCGCCCGGCAGGCCACCGAGGAAGGCTGGCATTTTACCCTGGGACAGGAAGCGAGTGGCGCTCTCCGAGAAACCGTGGGTGGTCGGGCAGCTCAGCTGCGCCTGGAAGATGGTCAGCGCGCCGCTCACATCGTGACCGCACACCTCCATCGTACCGCCCGCTTCCGTGAAACGGATCAGGGCGACAAGAATATGCTGAAGTCCAAACGGCAGCAGCAGACGTTCACCGGTACCGAAGATCATCGGTCCAAAATCACCGGCACCGTTAATGATGCGGCCAATGCCGGTAATGCCCATGGCAAAGACAGGCCAAATCAGCGGGATCACAAGGCCAAACAGACCCATCACCACAAGGGTGATAATGGGCACAAAACGGGTGCCACCAAAGAATGCCAGCGCGTCCGGCAGGCGGATATTGTGAAAACGCTCGTGTAGCATCCAGATGATCACACCCGCGATCACTGCGCCGAGGATCCCGGTATCAATAGACTGAATACCAATCACGCTCTGTATGTTGTTGGCCTTGAGTACTGCCGCATCGGTGGTCGGCAGGATGCCTTTGGCAGTGAGCCAAAAGTTGACCGCCAGGTTCATCACCGCATAGCCAACGAAACCGGCAAATGCCGCGACACCTTTGTTTTCCCGCGCCAGGCCCAGCGGGATAGCGATACAGAACATCACCGGCAGGAAGCTAAAGGCAAAGGAGCCGACCTTGCTCATCCAGATGAATCACGATTGAAGTGATATTGATATGTTAAATCAGATAGTTAAGGTTATGCGGTTTTTCTATGGGGCATCAGTGGGGCATTTTGAGTAAATGATGCGTTCAAAATGCCCACCTGGTCATGGTTATTCTCGGTCATCCATTTGCCGTAAACCGTGAATAGCATTTGCGCTGACGAATGGCCCATCTGGTGCGCAACGAAATTTGGGTTCGCTCCGGCGACCAGTGCCCAGCACGCATATGTGTTTCTTGTTTCATAAGACCGTCTTTGCCGGACGCCTGCACGACGCAGGGCAGTGCGCCATGCTGAATTAATGGATCCGGGAACGTAGCACATCGTCTTCTTACCGTTCATTGAAGTAATGGACGGGGAGAATATAAAGGTGCATTCATCGGTTCTCTTTTTTTTGTATTCCCTTAGGCTGACGCTTACCTTGTGGGATGCCATCATTCTTGTCAGTGGCATTTGCGCTTTGAGGGCATCAATTGCTGGCTGGGTCAGCTGTATGGTTCGAATCCCGGCGTTGGTTTTTGGCAGGGTGAAGTTACCCTTCAGGGAATAGTTTCGTGACACCGTAACAGTCCAGTTAACAGTATCCACATCCTCCCAGGCTAACGCGCTTAGTTCGCCATGCCTGACGCCTGTATTTACCGCAAAGATAACCATATTCTGAAACTGTAGCGTTGGGCAGGCCGCAACCACTCGCTGATACTCGCTAGAAGTAAGAGGATCTGGAACGGGCCTTTCTTTTGCGAGCGGGGTAATACCTGCCATCAGATCGGTTTTCAGGTAGCCACTTTTGAAAGCAAAGCCCAGCATCCCGCCAAGACATGCCATATAGCTATTGACTGTAGGAACGCTTCTTCCCTTTTTGGGCGGGTGATTTAGGCCATGCCTTGTCTTCTGCCATCCGTTCAGTAGCTCCTTCCTGGCACTAAGGATATCTTCAGTGTTCAGGCTGCCGATATACCTGTGCTCACCAATTGTTTCGATAGTGGTTGTGAGGTGGCAATCGTAACGCCTCAACGTCCCGAGGCTAAGCTCCATCTCCTTAAGGCCAAGCCATTTCGATTTCAGTTCAAGTAGTGAGATTTGCTTTCTGACGGTACTGAATTTCTCTGAGTTCGATGAATCCGGGAATTGTGAGGCATAATTGAATGTGCCTGTCTTTATCGCAAAGCAGACCGAAGCCCGAAGCTCACCTGCCATTTTCCTGTTCTTCGGCGTGTCAGGAACGCCGAGATTTTCCCTGACACGCTTCCCCTGATATATGAACCATATGCGTAACGATTCTCCATGAACCTCTACGCCTGTTGGGTATGCTGCCATAATCATTCCTCGTTTGATGTGCCAAAGGACATTTAAGCAGATATTCTCCGGCGTTTCGCTGGGCTTTGGTGCTCGATCCAGTGGTTTATCTCATCGCGGTTATACATGATTGGGCTGTTTTGCTTGGGTGCCATATCAGGGGAAACATGACGATAATGCTTTCCCTCCATCCAGGTTGACCGGCGGGCATGCTGAATCATGTGCTTTGTCATGCCGGTTGTCGCAGTTAAAAGTTCCTCTGTGACCCATTTATTCGGTACCAGCTGAATAATGTCGCTCATGGTTTTCTCCAGGCAAAAGAATCCCGGCGCGATGGCCGGGGAAAGGGGGATAACGTGGCAGTGCATTCGCACCCAATAGCCGACTCGATGGAACCGGCTATCAGTTGCGTCATGTGGCAGGCGCTTCTGGAATCGGCATCCAATGCGTTACCTCTTTGAGATGCAGATCATTACCGTCTCCATCATCCCAAGTCGGGTTGCCGTCACTAAACCAGTCGCCGTAAACGCCAACCTGAGTGTTCGGAAGGTTGGGCCAGTAGTGGTTTTTGAAATCGGCAGCCAGAACATAACTTTGCTCTTCGCCTCCCGCCGGAGGCATCCTGTCACTGCACTTAATCCAGTCCATAATCTCTCCTCATGCCGCACGCATCGCGCGCAACTTCTTCAAGTGTGCCGCTGTTTCGATGTCGTCCCATATCTGCTTTAACTCCGCACCCTCCACCCATTCAAAGTCAGATTGAAACCGCATCATGCTGGCTATGCAGTTATGACCGTTTCGCTGGTAGTGGACTGTGGTGGAGGTGGTGCGGGTTATCTTGCAGAGAGAGCCGTGGTGATCAACGTAGTAAGTTCCGGGCTGGATTATCCTGAACATTGGCTGACTCCTGCATCATCAGGAATACGATCATTGCTGCGCGCAGCGGGTTTGCATCCTGAGAATCAAATAATGATTGGCATTGAAATAGCTTGTCAGTCACCTCATCAATGTCAGTGATAATCTCGGCAGACCAATACCCAGAACCGACGGTGCACTTTATTAAACTTATCCCATTCCCAACGATAATCGGCCATGCGTCCGCCGGGTTGTTGCAGGGGTCAAACTTCGCATAGACCTCTTCCCGCTCGACATGCTCCCCAAACTCAACGGTGTTAATCTGGTGTAGCAACTCGATTGCAGAGCCATCCCCGCTGCGATGAGCTTGATTGCCATCAGAAATCGTATCCATTACCAAGCCGTTTATTTCTTGGTCGCTCAGCTTGCTGTAATCCATCACCACCTCCCATGCTTCGATCGCAATTCTTCATCCTGCTGGCAACTGGCGCAGCGCTGGCAGCCAGACACCTTCACCCGGCGCAGCTCCGGGATATCCTCGCCGCAATCGCTACAGTGCGTTGCCGATATCGCATCACGGTTAATCCGGTGAGCACTCAACGCAGCATTACGCTGCAACTCTTCGACGGCTGATGCGTCGTCTGCAAAATCTGCCATTAGCGTGCTCTCCTGCGTTTTTTGGCGGCTCGTCGTGATGCTGCGATACCGGTTTTGCCACGACTCACTGGATAGCCGCTAGCTGCATAAAGCAGTGGTAAGATTTCGCTGGGCCCCCACGGTTTAACTGGAGTTGCCAGCGCGTACATGGATGCTGCTATAGCGAGCGTTGATTTTTTCATTAGTGCTCCCTGAACTGTCGGTTAATCCTGCTGACGGCAAACGCCAGCAATAAAAAAGGCCGCATTAGCGACCCGGTGATTTGTGCTGTCATGAGAATCAGGCCGTTAGTTCGTCGGGAATATCTACTTCGTCACCAAGCTTCAGGGATACCAGCGCCCGGCAGAATGATTCCAGATAGGTAAGGCCATAACCTATTCCTGTGTTCGATACGTCATTCTCAAGGGTGGATATTTCTGTGCGTACCTTTGCCTGGCAAATGGTGATTACTGGCGAATGAGCTTCAATCAACGGGCCTCCATGCTGCCATTCCGATGATGGATAAAATCTGTGTAGCGTATGGCCATTTGATACCACGACCCCACCGCCAAGATTTATTCTTGGCCTTATCTCACCAACAGCTAAAGCCACAGCCAAATCCAATAAATCGCCACGCAGTTCTTCCGTTTTAATCTTCATTTTTTCCCGCCTCAATTTTGCGATCCCCAATGGAGTCGTTCAGAGTCTCTGCAACTCGCTCCGCTACGGCAGGGTTGCGAATTATCAGTTTGGCCGGCGTTAACCAGCCACGATGCTTCTCCGAATAACGCAAGGTAATTTTGCCAACGATGATGTCGTCGTGAGCGTGTTTCATCAGTCGTTCCTCACATGACCGAAGCGACCGATATAGTCACGGTCACGGTCGGTTAAGCTCGCGCTCATAGCGCATGCTTCGCCACGGACAAGCCGCAAGCTGATACTTTCGCGCTTGCACATCTGGCGGAGTGATTCGTATGAGCGATTGATCTTTCTGGCGATATACTTCGAATGGATGGAACCAGCCATTTCCCTGACAGATGCGATGTCTGATGCATCCCATGGCCTTCCGTGGCTCAATTGGTTTCCTCTGACCTGATAGAGTCCTTTTCTTTCCATGGTGCCTACTTGATAAGAAGGGATGGCTTACCGATTTTGATGCGCGCGCCGGGGATATCGATTCCGGCGTCGAGCTTATGCTTGATGGCTAACTTATCCGCCTTGATGGTGGTTTCGTACTCGACATATTCAGCGGGCAGGGCGGCGGCGTCGGTAATCTCAACTGACTTGGATGGGGCCCTAACAGTTACCTGGTGGATGCCAGCTTTGATGGTAGTCTTGCCTGCAGTATCGAGAGACCGGGCAACATACTCCTTCATGCTAACCACTCGGTTCTCTGCAGCCTTTGCACGTTCAGCCAGTTTGCGGGACTCCTCCTTAAGAGTCTCCGCATAGGCCTGCTCGTTTTTGCAGGCAGCCAGGATCTGCTCTACTTTCGCTTCAAGCTCCCATTCGATGCCGTCCAGGGTGTCGGCAATCATCTCCGGGTCCATATCGGCGTCGGTCAGCTTGGCGAAGTCATTCGCTATCTGGTAGAGAGCAGTCATTGCGCCACCTCCTCAAGCTTCATTTTGCACTCGGCATAGATGGCCTGTACGTTCTGCTGCAGCTTCATGCCGGCCGTCATTCTGTAGGCCGCCTGGAAGTGCATTTTCAGGTCGTGCATGGTTTCAGCGCGTTCCATTTCATCGCACAGCGCCGACACCTTGTCGTGAAGTTCTTGCTTTCTCTGCTCTTCAGACAGGATTACTTCGCTTTCTGGCGTGTGGGCCATAACCGGCTCCTGGTGGATTCCCTCATCTTCGTTGATGACGTGGATCGCGTTATCCAGACGCTCAGCGCGGGGCCAATACTTACTGGCGCGCTTGACGATGGTCTTACGCGCCATCTCCTCCCAGAAGTTCTTCCAGGGGCCGTTCTTGGCCTTGCTGGTTGCTTCTGTAGCCTTAATCTCTGCAAGGCTCATTTCTTCCGTCAGGTAGTCACCATCAGGCGTTTTCACCGTGCAGTAGCCGCCAACCACCGCGCCGCGGTCACCGAAGGCGTTATATTTGTGAGTCGGTGCAGTATCGAGGCCGTTCGACTCGTAGGTGTCGTTTGAGTAGACCAGCTTGCACTGGCCCCACTTAATGGACCCGGTAGCCTGGGCGAGGTGGAGCAGGCCCATATAGCTGATATCAAGACACACCATGCCGTCACGCGGCACCAGGTACGCCAGCTTGCTCGCCGGGTTCAGCGTGATGCCGATGGCGGCCACGTTGATGATCGCGTTCTGCGCGCTGACCGGGTTGTTCATTGCTGTTTTGGTGAGGAAGTCATTCTTCTGGAACAACTGCATGGCGAACTGACTTTCTTTCGCCCACGTTACGGACTGATCGGTGACCGCCCCGGCAAAGAGCGGCTCCTGCTGTTTAACGAACTCAACGATGCTGAAACTCATCATTTACTCCTGATAATCTGTTTTCAGAACGGGCAGCCGGTGCGGTGTTCCCAGTCATGCTCTGCCTGGGCGTAAGCCACTGCCGAAACGAAGTCGTTGTATGCCTCGGCAGCTTTATCGCTGCGAAGTCCTTCGTATGGGCTGGAGTCGATCGGCACGGAGAAGAGAAACAGGCCTGTCGGGTTATCGGGGAGGAGAGAAATGATTTCCTGCGCTCGGTCATCGATCCACTTCTCTTTCTCGTCGGTTAACTGCTGCTCGACCCAGCGACGATCCTCTATGTGGTCGTATGCGCGATATGCGGCCATGGGTTACTCCTGAAATCGGGTTGTGCGCCACCCGGCACCGATTGGCTGCCAGATGCGAAATTGGGTGGGGGATTACTTGCCGAGGGCTTTGGCGATTGCTGCTTTGGCTTTATCGAATCGGCAAACGCATTCGAATGAGTGGCCGCAGGACTCAGCCACTCCTGATGCGTTAGCCATGAAGTCTTGTAGCGCAGCCAGCAAATCAGGAGCGGCAGCCATCTTCCTTCCGGTCTCATCCTCATCACCAGTAACGACCAGCTCTGCTATTACACCTTTACCGACGCAGACAACCTCACCGCGAGCTGGCATGTAAATCCATTCGCCTTCTTGAATCTTGAACTCTTCCATACTCACTCCTTCAGTGCTGAATCGGCTGACCGGTACCGTCGAGAAGAACGTCAATCACGCGGTCGTTAACCCGGATGATTTCTGCGTCGGTGTGCAGATACACCCATTTGCGTTCGTGGATAACGGCGGAAACGCGGTAGGTGCGGCCTTCGTGCAGCGCCATCATGCCAGGCTCAATACACTGGCGAATGATGGGGGTGGTGCCGTAGTGGGCGATCATGACTTCCCCTCCACCTGCTCAAGTAACCCGGCATACGCCATCTGTGCCCGGTCTAACGTGATTGACTCCCGCGGCTTCTCTACCGACGAGAGTTTCCACTCGTTATCGTTTAACTTCGATGCGGTGTACTGCTTGCCGTTGTGGGTGACTGTCATGAGGCCTCCCGGGCACGGAGCATGGCGTCAGCTATTTCATAAGCATCTGAGGCAGTTCGGTCGTCACTTGCTAACCAGTCAGGATTCGCCAATCGACCCTGCATCGCCTTTGCTGCGAAGTAGTCACGCAGCGTCATGCCGCCGGAACTAATTTCGAATCCATGGAGGTGACCCTTTTCGTCTCTCTCAACAACGCTATCTACCGGGAAAGCTCGCCCGCCATTATCTTGTTTGCTCATAATCATCTCCGCGCTTAAGCCGCGCCGCTGAACGTAAAAACCCCCTGCGCATATATGCGAAGGCCAAAAATGTTGGCGGTGGATGGCCGCCTACTCATAACGTGATCCACTCAGTGAATGGGTCAGGGTATGAGACAATAAAAAACCCGCCGGGGCGGGTTAGTTCGTATTCAGTGAAAGTGCCGATGTTCGCGGCCAGTAGTATTTTGGTTTCGCTCGCGAGCCCGGCTTTGGCCCTACGCAGACGATGTAACTCTCTTCCTTTCGCGGCAGCGTTGACGCATCCAGTTCATCGCGGAATCGGGAATGCAGAATGCTTTTCCCTGCCGGAATAACCTCAACAACGGTACCAATCTTCACCTTCTCAGCGCCGCCTGCTTGGCTTGACCAAATCACCTCGTCATCCTCCCTGAAACGCTTAACCTGCTTTAATCCCATACCCTTACCCTCTGTAGTTACCCGCTAAAAGGCCGCTGTAGCGACCTATTTAATTTCGTTGTAGCCCCACTCCATACGCTCCCACGCTACTTCCCGCATGGTTTCCTGCTGCTCTTCGTCAGACATTTCATCCCACTCCTCTGACGAAAGTCCGAAGTCATCCAGATCCACCTCCGCCTCATAGCGACTGTGGATGTTCGCCCCGGAATCCAGGTAAACCTTAAATTTCCTTCCCATACCCTCACCCCTTTGTTTATTCACCGCAGGCCACTCGTAAATGACCTCTGGTTAATGTGCCCCGGCACAAACCGGGGCTAAATGTTGGTTTTCAGTCGTCACTGTTACCTGTTACATAACTCCTCCGATGATGTATGCCGCGTCTGTGTGGGTTGGCAGCGGCTAGCCAGGAACTTTCAAATTGCTCGGTAATATTTAGCGGCCTGGTTGCCTGATGAGCAATACTGCCGACGCGCATCGCGTATCTTCTCCAGCTCGCAGTTCTTTGCTGCCGGGTGATACTTGCTGATGTGGCAGAACGGTGTGCGTGGATCGAAGTCACGACCGCATACCGGGCACTTGATGCTGTTCTTCATGGGAACCTCACTATCAGGTTTGAATTACGCATCGCTCTCGCAAAAGCGATCTGTAATTCGCTTGTGAGCAGCATTGCCGTTCATCCTGAACCCGCCGCGCTCCCGACGCATGGTTTACTGTCGCGCCGTTCGACTGACCGAAACGCTGTGTTGTTTCGATGGGGTTATTAAAAACCATAGTTGTTTTATCGTCAACAACAATAGTTGTATTTAGTGGCGGATTGGTTTTATTTGGTTGTTTTGAAACGGAATTTATTTTTCTTTTCAGTGGTGGTATGTTTAAAAAAACATCAGAAGAGGTGAGCCATGAACATCAATGAAGATAATGCTGGCCTGATTCTCAACGCCTTAGGGCTAGCGGTCGTGGAATTGATAGCAAGCGGCACCCCGATCAGCAGGGATAACCTTGTGGAGAGGCTGGAGCGTACCCGGCATGAAACCGGTAATGTGATAGGGAAGGGGGCTAACAGGGATGCTGCGGAGTTGGTGAGGAAGGGGCAATAAAAAAGCCCGCACGGGCGGGCAGGTAGTGTTGCGATAGTTATTATTATCAGCTTCAGGCTGGATAGTTATCGGCAGAATGGCGGATAGCTTTATGGGTGGGCAATAAAAAACCCGGCGCGGTGGCCGGGTTAACGACGCTCTGTAAAAGTGAGCAATATTTGCAGCGCTCTTCTTACAGGGTCCGGGTTGTGAAAAACAAACTCACCACATCCATTGTCACTTCCGCTCTGTGCAAGCGCTATTTTATATGCCGACCAGTGCTGATAAATTTCATTTCTTACAGTAAATTGACTCATGTCACAAAGGTCATCTATCTCAGAGTCTGAGATGCCATGCCTTCCATTGGCAGGATAATAGCCATCATCAATGATCCTAATCTGTTCTCTAATTTTCGCCCTTAGTGCATCTGCAACCGCATTGAATTCTTTCCTTTTTTCTCCCTTAAGCGCGTATCTGAAGCTTAAGTAACCACTTGCAGGTACTGCCGTGATAGATACAACCATTGCAATAGTTGCAACTATGTCACTGTAACTCATGGAGAATTCCTTATTTCCGGCCCAGATATTTTTTACACCGTTTCACTGGTCAGATCGGTAACAAACTAATACGCAATTATAAACAGAATACGGCGAAGAAGAGATGGAGTTCATTACCCAAACGCTTCGTCATTAGCTTACAACCAGGTGTTCGCCGATCTGAAAAATTTGCCGACCGACATGCAGTTAAAGTTTGTTGTAAGCAATGGACTCATGGATCAGTGCCTTACCCATGATGTACAGCTGATCTTGATTTTCTTCTGTCACATACCAGTCTTTGTACGCCGGGTTATCGGAAAGTACAGCCAGCTGCAGACCCTGCATTTGCAGGCGCTTAACATGGAAGTGCTGCCCGAAGACAAACGCATACACCCCGTCGACTTTGAAGTTCCTCACTGAAACGTCGAAGAATAGGCGATCGCCAGATTGTATTGTCGGGCACATGCTATCGCCATCAACAGTCATCACCTTCACATCATGCTGAGTGCGATTTCCAAATAGCGATCGCGCGTGCTCAGTAGTGAACTCAATGGCGTGCAGAACTTCTACAAATTCCGAAATCATGAATGAGCCTGGCCCCGCACTAACAGTCAGGTCGAGAACGTCGACGCGGAAAACGCCAGAGGCCGGATGTGCTGTTAAAGCGGTCACTGGGTATTTTGCGCCGTTATGCATAGATCCTTCGCCTGAGCTAAGCCAGTCAGGCATTACCCCCAGTGCGTTAGCAATATCTACAAGCTTGGTAGTCTGATTGGCCTTGCCAGTTTCAATCTTCTGAATGGCTGCCTGGCTAACCCCAACCAGATCCCCGAGAGCCTTTTGAGTAAGCCCCCGCGCAGATCGCGCTTCTTTAAGTCTTTCAGCAAGTGTCGTTTTCATAATTTCAAATGTACAACCGTGGTTTTAATCCATCAAACGAAAATGGTTGTTGACTAAATACAACCATAGTTTTATTCTTCTTTCATATTCACTACGGAGGTTGTTATGAACCCAGTAATTAAAACCGCGATCAGTATCGTTGGTTCTCAGAAAAAACTGGGCGATGCCTGCGAAGTATCACAGCAGGCCGTTTACAAGTGGCTGCACAACAAAGCAAAGGTCTCCCCTGAGCACGTTGGGAGCATTGTAAGCGCCACTGGTGGGGCAATTAAGGCTCACCAGATTCGCCCAGACCTGCCGACTCTCTTCCCGAAGGTCGAGCAGTCCGCAGCTTAATACCCAAAACATTAACCGAACGGCCCGGTATATGGTCGGGTGCCCGGCGTGGTCAAGGTTGACTGTCAATGGTGCACGATAAAAAACACCAATAATCATTAACTATTTCAAACAAATGGAACGTATATGCACTCACTTACTTATCAACAGAATATCGGATTTTCTCCGGGCGTGATGATAAATCGCGCTCAGCAAAAACATGAAGATAACCACGATGCGATCCGCAATGCGATCCGCTCATGGGCAGCTTCTCAGGGGCAGGACGTGGTGACGATGCTGATCGTCAATGAGTACCGGGAGCAGGGCGGGGTGGATATCACTTTCCCGAAGGATGTAAGCCGCCAGCGCCAGAAGCTGTTTCGCTTCCTGGATAACCGCTTCGACTCAGAGCTGTACCGCGAGAACGTGCGCCAGCTGACACCGGCAATCATGGCCGTTCTGCCGATTGAGTACCGCACAAAGCTGGTTGGCGCTGACTGCAAGCTGGTCAGGCTGGCAGAAGCCGAGAAGGAAGTATCGGAAGCGAAGCAGGCCGTCATGCTGGACGCACCAGAGCATCAGAAGCTGAAAGAGGTAAGCGAGGGTATCGCTGCACTGTTCCGCCTCATGCCGGACCAGGTAGGCCCGCTGATGACGATGGTCACTTCAATGCTGGGAGTTATGTGATGGGTACTACCAAAAAAGCAAAAGCCCTTGAAGCGGTAACTTCAAAGGCTCTCAACACACTGTGTTACGCCAAGTAACGGGAGCAAGTATGGCAAATATAGCCAGAGTATTCAACTTCCCTGCTCATGAGCCGGGAGCCTTCAGGAGCAACAGAATGGAGAACAAAAAGTTCGGTCATTTCTCTCTGTTCAGAAGCCTTCTGCAAACTGATTGGGCAAAAGACACCGCGAAAATGGCCCTTTGGGTTCGCCTTCTTGGTGAAGCCTCCTATCGCTTGAGAACTGTCGAATTCGCAGGGAAGCAATGGGAGCTATCCACCGGTCAGCTCGTCACTACCGCGGCGATTCTTGCACGAAAACTTCGCGATCAGGATGGAAAGGAGAAGAGTCCTCAAGCCGTCACAAGGATGCTCAATTTCTTCATGCGAGAAGGGATGATCAGCACCGAGGGGAACAGGTTCGGCACCGTGATAACCATCACAAATTACACCGAATATCAGGTGATTTTACCCGATGAACCTTCCGATGAACCATCCGACAAAGGCAAGCCCAGTAATGGCGCGGCTTTGAGGCTGGTAGGCGATGAACCATCCGAAGAACTACCCGATGAACAGAACAAGAAGGTATTAAACAAGAATATAAATAATAAAACCCTTACGTCCGAGAATTCTGACGAATCCTCTGACAAGCCCGCGAAGAAATCACCTGTTCTGAAACCTGATGCTGCGATCCAGAGCGGCGGTAAGTGGGGAACCTCTGAAGACCTCCGCTGCGCCGAGTGGCTGTTCAGTGAAGTCCAGCGCATCGCCCCATCTGCAAAGCAACCCGCCTGGGCGGGATGGGCTAACGATATTCGCCTGATGCGCGAGAGAGATGGTCGGACACACAAAGAAATCGCTCAGTTGTTCAAGTGGGCCTGCAACGACAGTTTCTGGCAGGGGAATGTCCTGTGCCCGTCAACGCTCCGTGAGAAGTGGACCCAACTCGATATCAAGCGCAACAAGCAGGCGGCCTCGCCAGTTGCTGGTAAGCCAAAAATCGACATGAACAACACTGACTGGATACACGGGGTGGACCTATGAAAAGCCTTGCCGAGCAGATGCACAATTTCGATCGGGAGCAGATGCGCCGCGTAGCGCACAACCTGCCAGAACAGTACGAAGACAAAGCGCCCGTTGAGCGGGTGGCTCAGGTCATCAATGGCGTGTTTACCCAACTCGCGGCCACATTTCCGGCGGCTGTCGCAAATCGCAGCCAGGAAGACATGAACGAACTGCGCCGCCAGTGGGTACTGGCATTCCGTGAGAACGGCATCACCACGATGGAGCAGGTCGCCGCCGGTATGCGCGTAGCCCGCCGACAGGAGAAGCCTTTCCTGCCATCTCCCGGACAGTTCATCGCCTGGTGCAAATCGGAAATGGCAAGCGTCGCCGGACTCCCAACTGCTGACGAGCTGGTAAGCCAGGTCTACCAGTACTGCCGCGATCGGGGCTTGTACCCTGATGCCGAGTCATACCCGTGGGAGTCGAATGCTCAGTACTGGATGATCACCGGGCTGTATCAGAACATGCGAGCAAACGACCTGAGCGACGCCGAGCTGCGCCGCAGGGCTGCCGGTGAGCTGGCACTCATGGCAAACCGGATAAACGCCGGAGAAGTGATTCCAGCGCCAACCAAGACACTCCCGATCCTGGGTGGAAAACCGCTGGGCAGATCGCAAAGCCTGGCCAGGCTGGCAGAGATTCGCGAAAAGCACGGGCTGAGGGGGCCGAAATCATGAGCATGACAATCCGAGAGCAGTTACTGGCGGCGATGCGCAACAACCCTGGAATCAACACCGTCATGCTGGCATCAATGCTGGGCATGACCACCAAGAAGATATCCGGGCCGCTGAGCACCCTGCTGGCTGACGACCTGATAGCTTTCGAGGGCAAACACGGCCAGCGCCTGTACAGCCTTACCAGTTACGGCATGCGCTACGCACCAGACACCATCCCCGAAATTACCCGCGGTAAATCTGCGTTAGTCCCGCGTACCGACAGCAATGTGATCTGCCAGGAGTGCCGCCAGAGCGAGGCCATGAAGCGCGTTCTGATGGTGTGGGGAAGGGCTCCAGCATGAGCAAATTCACTCGCACACCTAACCCTCTTAACAACCTATTCAATCAGTGCCTGGCTTCTGTCAGGGGCGGGAGAGCAGAAGTATGAGCTTGCTGGGAATTTTAAACACAGGTCTAGCCCTGATGGGATACCTGTTCATCATGTGCAAAACAGGGGAGTGGTTTATCACCATCACCCTCAAGCAGTGGGATAAGCGTCGTAAGCATTCTCGCCAGCAAAAGGCAGTGAACGAGCTCTACGATGCGTTTGAGCTTGCAGACATTAAGCCCGGGGACACGGTGCGGGTGGCAACCAAAGGCAACCTGACAATCATGATGTATCGAACCGAAGGAGCTGCCCAATGAGTAACGCTATCGACGCACACCTGACCGACGAGGTGATCAATGCTGCTTTCAAGAATACAAATTTCGGGCGCGATGACTTCCGCACCATCCTGGCTGAAACGGTCATGAAACGCGCAGCTGGCTATCACTCAGGATGGACTGCAACCACTATCTGCAAGCATCTTAAGCTGCTTGGCAAGCAAGAGCGCCCTACAAAGCTGGGTCTGACATTTGCCTTCCATCACTACTACAAGCCATGCGTTCGTGAAGCACTGATACCAGAAATTGCAATCGACACTGATACCAACGCCGCAGAACTGGTAGCCGCTGGAATCATCACTAAGGTGGGGGAGTAGGGATATGGCTCTAACGAAAAATCAGCGCGCGGAACTGCGCATGAAATTCGGTGGTCGTTGCGCCTACTGCGGCTGCGAACTGGGCGAAAAATGGCACGCCGACCACGTTAAGCCGGTGATTCGCTTTGATGGGCAGATGCTTCACCAGGAGCGAGACGACATCGCTAACATGGTTCCAGCCTGCCATCCATGCAATCTGCATAAGCACTGCAATAGCCTGGATGATTACCGCCGAATTATCGACGACGGCCGTAGAGAGTTCCTGCGCTCCGGGAAGGGGAAGGCATTGGTCCGCATGGGATTGGTTGAGATGAAATCCGATCCGGTGGTGTTCTGGTTCGAGCAATATCAGGAAGGAGTTTCAGCATGACCAAATTCACCAAAGAGCGTCTTGAGCAGTACATCAAAAGCCCACTTGAGCATGGGCTTACTCGCAGCGAACAGATGGAAATGTCCCGCCAGCTGCTTGCCGGGATGGAGCAGGAGCCGGTGGGAGAAGTGGTTTTGGGCGATTACGACGACTGCGGTGATTATCCTGATGCAAAAGTCGTATGCATTGCCGCGCAAGGTCAGGCCGACTGGAATAATTTCAGAAACGGAACGAGGCTCTACGCAGCACCACAGTTACCGCAGCCAGCGGTGGGTGACGGTCGAGCTGAGTTTGAAGCGTGGATGCTCAAAAAGTGGGGGCGAGAGCGCCAGGAATACGACTTCGTGATGGGTAAATTCCAGCATGGCGACAACTACGCTGACAGTTACACGCGCCATATGTGGAAGGCATGGTTAGCAAGTCGCGCCGCCATGCTTCAGGGTGCCGAACCTGTAAGCCAGCATCCAGATTTGACCGTTTGGTATGGCTCGATGCCTGAAACCAACGGCAAGTCAAACTGGACTGCAATACTGCATCGCAAAGGGGAAGGCATACAAGATGGCATAACAATAGACCGCTCAGAATATCCAGGTCGCGTTCTCTATGCTGCCGATCGCGTTCGTTACCTCATTGGCGAGAAACCCGATCGGCCATACATCCTCGATTACGACGGGGATAAGCACAGCGGATATGTCAAGCCTGTAAGCCAGTCTGATGAGTTGCCGAAGGACTATCAGCAGGGCCATAAAGACGGCCTGGAGTGGTCTGCACGACTGGCAGAAGCCAATCATCCTCAAACCGGCGACTGGCTTTACGATGACCCGCTGGAGCTGGCTAAAGCGATCCGCAAAGGGCCAGATATGCCAACTGCGCCTGTGCAGGGTTGGATTCCATGCAGTGAGAGGATGCCTGATGAAACCCAACCGGTAATCGTTGTGTCTGATGGTGGCGTGGTTCAGCGGGCGGTATATCAATTCTGCGAAGGTGTATGGATTGATTGGTATGAACAGTACGACGAAGTGAGTGCTGATGCTTTTACTCACTGGATGCCGTTGCCAGCAGCACCGCAGCAGTAGTGAGTGTAGATGCATCCTTTACATTCCTGGCACACTTTGGGCGATAAAGATGGTTATGATGGGATCTCCCAAGGTGCTCAGGAGGTGAGTATGCGTTGTCCAAAATGCGGTTCTGGCGGTATCTTAAAAGAGAAAACACGCAGAGGATGGAGTGGTGATTACGTTTGCTGCGAATGCGGCTATAACGACGCCAAAGACGGATTTGAAGCGAAGGATGAGCCTCAGCTAAAAGTGACCAAATGGAAGCTGAAAGAACAACCGAAGTCGATTTGATTCCGCATTATCAATAAGCCATAATATCTGTGCCGCCGGAGTTGAACGCCCGGCGGTACCCCTGCGCATATAATGGGGACGTTATATGCGACCACAATCTGAACATCTTCACCTGTCACCGATGCAGAAATGCACCGGCGATTTTCTGCATTCTGCGGTTTCCTGTGGGGAGGCCGTATGAAAAAGCAATTCCTCCTCCGTAACACCGACATCCGCGCTAACGCCATCAACGCGATTAACCAACTGCAGCTCGACGAGAAGCGGCCGGTTGTCATCGAGATAAAAGAGATGACCCGATCCATCGACCAGAACGCAAAGCTCTGGGCAATTTTGGGCGACATCAGCAGCCAGGTTGAATGGCATGGCCGCAAGCTCTCCTCTGAATCCTGGAAACATATCTTCACTGCCGCGCTGGTTAAGCAGGAAGTCGTGCCGAACCTGGCCGGTGACGGCTTCGTGGTGCTGGGTCAGTCAACCAGCAAAATGACCGTCGGCCAGATGCGTGACCTCATCGAGCTGATACATGCCTTTGGTGCTGAGCGTAGCGTCCGCTGGGGCGATGAATCACGCCTGGCTATGGAGTGGGCTTCCCGCTTCGGAGGTGCCCGTGGCTAGCCCTCTCGCTCGCATCATCACCAACGAAATTTACCGCGTCCGTGCGCGCCGCAAGCGTAAGCCGGAACTCAAGCCATCTGAAATCCCAACCCTCAAGGGCTACACCGCCCGTCTCGTCGATCAGAAATGGCTGCGCCTGGCAGCGAGGAGAAATCATGCGTAAGCCAGCCCGCCGTAAATGCAAGGTATGCAACGAGTGGTTTGTCCCTCAGTTAAGCGACATCCGCATTCGGTGGTGCTGCCCTGAGCATGGAGCCATCCTCGCAATGGAACAGCGCGCCAAGGAGAAGATTAAGGCCGAGGCCAAGCGCATCAGGGAGAAGCATCAGGCTGAGAAAGAAAGCCGGGATCGGCAGGCCAAGAGACGACTTGAAGTTAAGCCGCTTAGTTACTTCCGCGACCAGGCACAGCAAGCGTTCAATGAGTTTATCCGGTACCGGGATCGGCATCAGCCATGTATCAGCTGCGGTCGTTATCACTACGGTCAGTATCATGCCGGCCACTTCCGCACGACTGGTGCTAACCCAGAGCTTCGCTTCAATGAAGACAACTGTCATCGACAGTGCGCCCCCTGTAATAACCACCTTTCAGGCAACCTGACCGCCTATCAGCCAGCGCTTATCGCCAAGATCGGCCAAGCCCGCTTTGATGTCCTGATGGGCCCGCACGAATTACCGAAATGGAAACGCGACGACTACATCAGGATCCGCGACGAGTACCGCGCAAAACTCAAAGAACTGAAACAGCAGGAGGCAGCATGACCCGCGACCAGATAGCCAGATACCAGGCCGAAAGCGTCATGCGCGCCAAGATGCCGCCAGTAGCAAAGCACAGCCAGAACCAGACCAAAACCAAACAGCCAGAGAGGGCCGCAGCGTGAATACTCAATACCTGGAATTTGTACGCCAGCAGCTGATCGTTGCGACTGCCGATCTGAGCGGAGCGACAAAAGGCCAGCTGATGGCCTGGCTGGAGAATGCCCAGTTTGATACCGGCACGTTCAAGCGTAAGAAGCCGCGCGTTAAGGATGATGTGACCGGGAAAATGATAACGCTGGATAACCCGCCGATCCCCGGCAAGCAATCCCGCGCTAAAGGGTCACACATTCCCCTGGTTCAACCGGTCGAATACTCCACCGCGTCGTGGCGCCGGGCTGTCTTGTCGCTCGAGGAACACCAGAAGGCGTGGTTGCTCTGGAACTACAGCGAGAACACGCGCTGGGAGAACCAGGTGGCGATCACTCAGTGGGCATGGGGTGAGTTCATGACGCAGCTGGGAACCAGAAAAGTGGCGGGCAAGACCATGGACAGGCTGAAGACGTTAATCTGGCTGGCGGCGCAGGATGTGAAAGCTGAATTGGCCGGGCGGGAGACATACGAATATAAGGCGCTGGCTAAACTGGTAGGCGTGGCGAAGTCCACCTTTACGGAAACCTATCTGCCGCACTGGCTGGCAATGCGCAGCAGCTTTACACGGCTTGATAGTCAGTCTCTCATTTCCGTAACGCGATCACGTTCACAACAAAAGGCGACAAATTACGACCAAAGTATTGCAAAACCGAACTGAAACGCATATATTTCATGTAAATCTGATATTGTGCCAATGTTGTATGCACTGGCGGTATCAAAGAATTTAAGCCTGAGGTTAACGCCTCGGGCTTTTTATTTGCCTGTAGCTAAGCGGTAAAGCACCCAACTCATAATTGGATGATCGCTGGTTCGAATCCAGCCAGGCGAGCCAGACGCGAGCATGAGCACACCGCTTAAATAAGTCTCGATGGGTGCAGCCTGATCAACTGCCGTCAGCTCCACGAAACGGAGCGCACAACAGGTGAGAGCATCGGCGGAAGCAACGCCATGGCTCGACGCATGGCCCGCTGTGGTAACCGGTGCTCTTTCCGTTGTGGTGAATATGCAGGCTGATGCGTTAGAGACGGCACCCCCTTAATGAGGACTGCGCTATCTCTGGAGAAAAGTCTTGGGGCACACAATGCCAGAGAATGCCGGAGATCAGCACCGGCCACCACGCTCAAACCCAATACCTGGGACTATAAGCGCATAGCGCAACGCAGCACCCATCGATTGGCGGACCAGAACCCGCCTTTTTTACTCAGGCCGCAGACAATCACCCTCAGATGCCACGTAGCCCTCGTGTCTGACGGCCTACCTACACACAGCACCCGCTAACTACGCGAGGTGAGAGCATGTATCGCATGGAAAAACTAACCACAGGCGCGGCCTATGGAGCCTCAGCCATGGGAATACTCAACGGCTTACTCAATACCTACAGCCCGGAGCAATGGAACGCCATCGGTGTGCTGGCCGGTATTATCATCGGGCTACTTACGTACCTGACAAACCTCTACTTCAAGATCCGCGAGTACAACCGTAACAGTAGGGAGCATCATGAACCCGACGTTCAGGAATAAAATCATCGCTGCCATCACTGGCGGTTCTGGTGCTATTGCGATTGCTGCCGTGATGCTGGGCAATGCCGGGGGTCTTGAGGGTCGTCGCTATTACGCTTATCAGGATGTGGTCGGCGTCTGGACTGTATGCGACGGTCACACGGGAAGCGATATCCGCCGCGGTCACCGCTACACCGACAAAGAGTGCGACAAGCTGCTGCAGTCAGATCTGCGCAAGGTTGCAACGGCTATCGATCCGCTGATCAAGGTTCGAATCCCTGAGTCTACCCGGGCGGCGCTTTACTCCTTCACCTACAACGTCGGATCCGGCGCGTTCGCCAGCTCTACGCTGCTGAAGAAGCTTAACTCTGGTGATGTGCCTGGAGCCTGTAAAGAACTGCAGCGCTGGACGTATGCCGGTGGCAAGCAGTGGAAGGGGTTGATCACCCGTCGTGAGATTGAGCGTGAAGTCTGTGAGTGGGGCCAGAAATGAAATATCTGCCTTCAGCAATATGCATGGTGGCCGCTGGATTAATTGCTGCAAATGGACATGACGGATGGGGTTGGTTTCTGTTCGTAGGGGTAATTCTTCTATGAGCCGATTCACTGCAACCATCTGCGCTGTTGTCATCCTCTTGCTCGCATCGATGGCTTGGGCGGTGAATCACTACCGCGACAGCGCCATTGCCTACAAAGACGAGCGCGATAAAGCCACTGAGCAGCTTATCCTGGCAACCGCCACCATCACCGACATACAAACCCGTCAGCGTGATGTCGCTGCACTTGATGCTAAATACACCGGAGAATTGCAGGATGCAAAAGCCACTATCGATCAGCTTGAGCGCGATGTTGCTACTGGCAAGCGTCGGCTGCAGCTCAACGCCAAATGTTCCACGAACGGAGCGACCGGCACCACCGGCCTGGATGATGGCGCAAGCCCCAGACTTACTGACTCCGCTGAACGGGATTATTTCACCCTCAGAGAGCGAATTGCCACAATCACCAAGCAACTGACCGGCCTGCAGGCGTATGTGCGTGAGCAGTGCCTTAAATAACGAGGAATATATGAGCGAAGCAAAACCGCAGGACGGCAGCACTGTAAAGGGGTATCGAACCTTAACGGAAGGTGACATTCAGGTGATGAACCGCCTCAAAGATGTAAGCCGACATTTTTTGAGTTTGCTGGATACCGCTAAAGAAACAGGCGCAGACCCGCGCTGGGTTGCAATGGCGAAGACTGAGATGCAAAAGGCCTGCATGTTCGCCTGCCGTTCAGTGGCAAAGCCAGACGAAGACTGTTAGCCATTCCAAAGCGTCCTATCCCGGGCGCTTGAGAATGTCTATCCGCTTTAGAGGATAAATCACAATTACCCCCTGCAAGGGATAAGCTGAGTAAACAATGGCAACGTGCAGACTGTCGTTTCAAATCAAAAGCAGGTGGTGGCTGCCGGTTTACCTTCGGACGTTGGCACTGATCTGCATGTTGATGAGATGCGAGCCCGACTATCGAAAGGTGTCCGCATTCATTGTTAAGCACGGCATCAGTCAGAAGGTGAAAGCAGAGCCGATCAAAGACAAAACGGAGTAAACCATGGCTAACGATGACGAACGCAGGCCATACCCGCCAGTTAACTTCATCGACTCCGATAACTGGCAGCCATACACCAGGCTGATCCCCGCTAATGAAGTGCATGAATGGATAAGCCGCCAAATCCTCAGCGATGCCGGGAGCATCTATAACCCTGACCACGAACATCTGCTTGAGGCAGATCTCTGCTTCATGTGGGCGTCCTATTCGTTCGCAAAGAAAGGGAGGTTTGTTCTCGGCCAAGCTGAGCATGTAATGCTCCGCGCCGGTGGTTGGCAGAAAGCCAGAATGGAACAGCAGATGCATGAATGGTTCGGGCGCGTACCGAAGTACATCATCACGCTGGCAGCCGATTACTGCTCACAGTGCAGTGACCTCGAATTCTGCGCACTGGTAGAGCATGAGCTTTACCACATTGCCCAGGCCACCGATGATTTCGGCGCTCCGAAGTTCAACAAAGAGACCGGACAACCAGTGCTAACACTGCGCGGCCACGACGTCGAAGAATTCACTGGTGTCGTACGTCGATACGGAGCCAGCAAAGAAGTGCAGGAGCTCGTTGATGCGGCCAATGCGCCAGCAGAAGTGGCTCACATCGATATAGCCAGGTCATGCGGCACGTGCATGCTAAAGCTGGCCTAACAATATGACTGATTATGACAGGCAGGTAATCCATGGCGACACTGAAAGGTGAGGTCAAAGCCTTCATCGTTCAGTCCCTTGCCTGCTTCGATACTCCATCTCAGGTGGTGGGGCTGGTCAAAAAAGAATTTGGCCTGAGCATCACGCGTCAGCAGGTCGAATCCCACGACCCGACGAAAGCAAACGGCAGGGGGCTGGCGCAGAAATGGGTAGACATGTTCAATGCCACCCGCGAACGCTTCCAGAGTGAAATCTCCGATATCCCGATCGCCAACAAGGCGTACCGCCTTAGAGTTCTCGACCGCATGGCAACGCGCGCCGAGGGCATGAAGAACCTCGCGCTTACGGCAGAGATCATCGAGCAGGCGGCGAAGGAATGCGGCGATGCCTACACCAATAAGCACAAGTTTGAACATTCCGGACCGAATGGTGGTGCCATCCAAACGATCACCATGAGCAAAGAGGAATACAAATCCGCACGGCAGGAGATGATGGAGGATGACGACTGCTGAGCAAAAGACATTTGCCCGCCGGGTAGAGTGTGAAGAGGACGGCCTGTATTACGCTCGCTACTTCTTCAAGCAGCGTACCGGCGGAAAGATGATCGTCGCGCCGCACCACAAGGTGATTCAGCAAACACTGGACCGCGTTATCGATGGTGAGATTCAGCGCCTGATCATCAACGTCCCGCCTGGGTACACGAAAACGGAACTGGCGACCATCAACATGATGGGCCGCGGACTGGCGCTGAACTGCCGGGCCCGCTTCATGCACTTGTCCTATTCGCACAACCTGGCGCTGCTGAACTCCTCAACCGCGCGCGGCATGATTAAGTCACAGGCCTATCAGTCTATGTGGCCGATGGCGCTGCGCGATGATGCTGACAGTAAGGCAATGTGGTGGACCGAACACGGCGGCGGGGTTTACGCGTCGTCAGCTGCCGGGCAGGTTACCGGCTTTCGTGCCGGACACATGGAGCCGGGCTGGCAAGGCGCGCTGATTATCGATGACCCGGTTAAGCCGGATGACGCTTACTCGGAGATAGTCCGCGACGGGGTCAACAACCGCTTTAACGAGACAATCAAATCACGACTGGCGATCGAGACGACGCCGATGATTGTCATTATGCAGCGGATTCACTACCACGACCTGAGCGGCTACCTGTTGCGCGGCGGCAGTGGTGAGAAGTGGCATCACCTGAATCTGCCGGTGATTATCGACAATAGCCAGCCATACGCTGCGCAGTACCCTGAGAACTCCCACGCAATACCGATTGACCATGGCCTGCCTGATGGCTGGTTGTGGCCGTTTAAGCACAACGAGTCGCATCGCGTATCGCTGTTTTCTCACCGGCGCACTGCTGAAGCCCAGTACATGCAGAAGCCTCGCAGGTTTAATGCTGAAGGCGCTCTCTGGACAGAAGTGATGATCAGCGCGGCACGCGAGCTGCAAATTCATCACGATAAGATTCGCACTGTCGTGGCGATTGACCCACAGGCAACAAACAGCGACGAAAGCGATGAAACAGGCATTGTCGCTGCCAGCTCATATGGTGCCGGTGACAAAAAGCAGTTCTCTGTGGATGGCGATTACAGCGGCAAATATTCACCTGCTGGATGGGCCAAGAAAGCCATATCGGCGTATGAGCAACACGAAGCTGACGCGATAGTCATTGAGACGAACCAGGGCGGAGATATGGCGGAGGAGACACTCCGCAACGCCGGGTTCAAAGGTCGCATCATTCGTGTCCATGCCAGCAAAGGTAAGTATGCCCGCGCGGAGCCGATATCGGCGCTCTACGAACAGGGGCGAGTGGCAAATCACGGCAATCTCTACGCGCTGGAGAACCAGTTGATGGAATATATCCCCGCCACTGCGAAGAAATCACCTGACCGCCTCGACGCGATGGTTTACGCACTGACAGAACTGAATGGAACGCAACCTATGGGGATGATGATTCCGAAACGGCTTAGAAGCGGGTGACAAATGAGGGCTTATGGAAATTATATTCTTATTTTTTGTCGCTATTTTTGTGTTGTTCATCCTTTGCGCCTCTAACGGAGGTTCATCGCGTGATGGTTGTTGCCATCGTTGCGGTGTGCGATTAAAACCACCTGCCATGTTCTGTGATAGTTGCAGGCCGCAAAAATTCTCTCCGGCCAAAGGGCCAAAATTACCACCTGTTAAGCGGTGACGGACATCCCATGAATGACAAATTAACTCTCGCAGTCAACCATGCGTTGAACGATGCGCGGATGGCTCGTGCCCGTATGGGGATGATTACGCCGACAATGGGTCTGGACAATAAGCGCCATTCCGCATGGTGCGAGTACGGCTTTCCTGAGAAGATTACTTACGACAACCTCTACTCACTCTATCGGCGCGGCGGAATTGCCCACGGCGCGGTCGAGAAGTTGGTCGGAAAATGCTGGCAGACTAACCCGGAAATAATTGAGGGTGACGACAGCGACGAAAGCGAAGATGAAACCACCTGGGAATCGAAGGCTAAACAGGTCTTTACCAATCGCCTCTGGCGTTCGTTTGCTGAAGCAGATCGCCGACGGCTTGTTGGGCGCTATGCTGGCATTCTTCTGCACATCCGTGATGACAAAGACTGGAATCTTCCAGCCACCAAAGGTCGGGGTCTGCAAAAGGTCACTGTGGCCTGGGCTGGGTCTCTGACGGTCGGTGAATGGGATACGGGACTGAACTCTAAGGCGTACGGTCAGCCGAAGATGTGGCAGTACACCGAACGTCTGCCTAACGGCTCAAATCGCCGGGTTAACATCCATCCTGATCGCGTGTTTATCCTGGGCGATTACTCAGATGATGCGATCGGATTCCTGGAGCCAGCCTATAACGCCTTCGTGAGCCTGGAGAAGGTAGAGGGCGGGTCTGGGGAGTCATTCCTGAAGAACGCGGCTCGCCAGCAGAATATCAACTTCGATAAAGAGGTGGATTTCAGCAACCTGGCTTCTATGTACGGGGTTTCGGTTGATGAACTACAGGAGCGCTATAACGAGGCCGCCAGGGAGCTTAACCGCGGCAACGACACGCTACTGATAACCCAAGGCGCCAGCGTTACATCGTTGGTTTCTCCGGTTTCCGATCCCTCACCGACGTACGACGTAAACCTGCAGACCGCCGCCGCAGGGGTGGATATCCCGACGCGCATCCTGGTTGGTAACCAGCAGGCTGAGCGCTCCAGCACCGAAGACCAGAAATACTTTAATGCTCGTTGTCAGTCGCGTCGCGTAGACCTCGCTTTCGAGATAGAAGACTTCTGCGACAAGCTTATCGACCTGCAGATCGTCGACTCAGTCAGCCAGAAGGCTGTTATCTGGGATGACCTCAACGAGCAGACCGGTACTGAGAAGCTCACCAACGCTAAGACCATGGGCGAGATTAACCAGACTATGCTTGGCGGCGGCGACGAACCAGCGTTCACCCGTGAAGAGATTCGCACGGCTGCGGGCTATGACAATGACGACGAAGAGCCTTTAGGAGAAGAGGATGGCGACGAAGAAGACGAAGCCACCAATTCTACCGCGTAACTATCAGGATCCGACCGGAGCCGATGCGCTGGAACGCCGGGCAATGAAAGACTTCGCCAGGCGGATTAATAAGATTGGCAAGGCGTACAAATCAGCACTCGACAAAATACCTTCCTCCCTTGCAGTAAACGCTAGATACGAATACCAGCTAAACCCAACGCTACTCTCCATCATCCTGAACGATGCCAGTTACCTGGTGGATCAGTTTTTGCTTGAGGGTGGCGATTATGACCTGTGGTTTTACGAGTACCTCGACCTGGCATCTGAGAAAGGTACGGGGCAGTCGTTCTACAACCTCAGCCAGCAATCCCCGGTGTATGCCGCGGGGCGTGAGTCACTGGCCTCCATCCTCGCAAGCGACCCTTACCAGCAACGCATGGCACTGGTGCATGCGCGTGTGTTTGAGGAAATGAAGGGGCTGGGTGCTGAGGTTAAGCGCGACATGGCGCGAGTGCTGACGGATGGTGTTGGGCGAGGTCTTAATCCGCTGGATATTGCCCGCAACCTGACCGACCAGACTGGCATCGAGAAACGCCGGGCGAACCGGATAGCGCGAACAGAAGTCACTACCGCACTGCGCCGGGCTAAGTGGGATGAGGATCAGGAGGCAAATGACCTTTACGGGCTGAAAACGCTACTGGTTCATATCTCTGCACTTTCGCCAACAACCCGTCATACCCACGCAGTGCGCCATGCTCACCTCTACACCAACGAAGAGGTGCGTGACTGGTACAGCAAGGATGGCAACTCCATCAACTGCAAATGCAGTCAGCAGTCGGTTCTGGTCAACGACGAAGGAGAACCGGAGTACCCGGACACCATCACCAAACTCAAACAGGAATATAAATCGATGCAGGCGCGCGGTTATGCCTGGGCGGAGAAATAAATATGACTATGCAGGTAAATATCACCACGAAGGTGAACAGCCAGTCCATCCGGCGCGAAACATACAACGGCCGCGAGCATCTGGTGCTGCCGAGTTACACGCTGCCGGCCAATGTCGTCATGAATGGCGGGTTGTACACGGAAGATGAAATCAACGCCCATTATCAGGGGCTGGAAGGCACTCTCGCGCCGTTGGGGCATCCACAGGTTAACGGTCAGTTCGTATCAGCCTTCTCACCAGAAGGGATTAACGCAGGGCATATCGGAGCGTGGAACCGCAACGTTAAGAAGTCCGGTAATCGCATCTACCTCGAAAAGTGGGTTGATGTTGGCCGCGCCAGTGAGTCTGAGGGCGGCAGAGAGCTTATTGAGCGTGTCGCCGCCATTGAGCGTGGTGATGATGTGCCGCCTATTCATACCAGCGTGGCGGCTTTCCTGGACCAGCTTGAGCCTAACGAACAACAGCGATCTACTGGTGCTGACTGGGTGGCGAAAATCCGCAGCATGGATCATGACGCGATTCTGCTGCACGAGGTGGGCGCAGCGACGCCAGAACAGGGTGTTGGCCTGATGGTCAACGCAGACCTCGCGAAGCCAATGAGCGTCAATTCAGGCGCATTGGTTGGCGAATCCTACCGGGAGCGCGAACAGCGTCTCGACCGGGCAGCAAAAGCGAAGTTTGCAGCTGGTCCAGACGAATACGCCTGGGTTGCTGACTTCACTGACTCGCAAGCGGTAATCATCCGTAACGGCGGCACCGCTGAAGTGTTTGGCTACAAGTCGGAGGGCGGAGTCATCACCTTCGACGATAGCGGAACCGCAGTCGCGCGCCAGGAGTCGTGGGTGGCCGTCGTCGCCAACAAATTTAAAGCTCTATTCACACCGCAGGAACAGCCTGCACCAAACCACAAAACGGAGGGCGACATGCCTTTAACCACTGAAGAGAAACAAGAGCTGATCAGCGAAATCGGTAAAGGCCTGGCCGCTAACTTCGCCGATGCCCTGAATCCGATTAAGGACGCGATCACTGGCCTGCAGGCTAACCAGGATAAGCTCGCTGAAACCCTGACCGCCAACTCCCGAGCCGAAGAAAAGGCGAAGCGTGAAGCGGTAGCCGCAAAGCATGGCGATATCGTTGCAAACGCGCTGTCAGGCGATGCGCTGGACGCGATGTTCAAGTCGCTGGGCGAAGCTGCGCCGCTGGGCACCAACAATGCGCAGCAGCCTAAAGAAACCGGCGCACCTGCCGCTGACGAACACTTCAAATAAGGAGCCGGAATAATGCCACGTTATCGTCGCGTTAATATTGACGGTCAGTCACTGTACAAGACCGAAACCCGCACAACGGCCGCCGCGCTTCTTCCAGGCACCGCCGCAACCATCAACTCCTCCGATAAGTTTGCTCAGGCCACCGCGCTAACTGGCCGCCTCTACATCATCGATGTCGGTTATCACCAGGGCCTGACGATCACCGAAGCAATTCCGGTGGGCGACTCAGCTGTGGGTAACTACGTCGAAGAAGGTCGCGAACTTGCACTGCGTTGTTTGCCTGGCGCGTACAAGAAAGACAGCCCGATCAAGCTTGGCACAGCCGGGCAGTTCACCCTTGCCACCTCCGACACTGATTCTGTGATCGGCTATAGCCAGGATGAACACACCATTGCGGCCAGCACCACCGATTATATTCGCGTGCGTATGCGCGTTGGCACCGCAGCCGCCGCTAGCGCTTAACAAAAGGATAAACGCACATGTATTTCTCTAAAGACACTCTGGCGGCAAACTCCCGCCTCGGCGGCCACTGGAATGAGCTGTGGGCTAACCGCAACATGTGGAACCTGCAGAACGATTCCATTATTGCGGCAAACCGCGCAATCATGACGCCTGACATGCTGGCATGTAATGCCGTCGGTGGCTTCTCTCGCGACTTCTGGGCAGAGATTGACCGCCAGGTTCTGCAGCTGCGCGATCAGGAAATCGGCATGGAAATCGTGAACGACCTGATCGGCGTTCAGACGGTGCTGCCGGTCGGTAAAACTGCGAAGCTGTATAACGTTGTTGGCGACATCGCTGACGACGTTTCAGTAAGCATTGATGGTCAGGCTCCGTTCTCCTTCGACCACACTGACTACGCCAGCGACGGCGACCCGATTCCGGTATTCACCGCGGGTTATGGTGTGAACTGGCGTCACGCCGCAGGGTTGAACTCTGTGGGGATTGACCTGGTGCTGGATTCGCAGATGGCGAAGATGCGCAAGTTCAACCAGAAGCGCGTTAACTACTACCTTAACGGTGATTCAAAAATTCAGGTGCAGTCCTACCCGGCGCAGGGCATCAAGAACCATCGCAACACCAAGAAGATTAACCTCGGATCTGGAGCAGGTGGCGCGAACATTGACCTGACTAGCGCTACCACGACTCAGTATTTTGAGTTCTTTGGCAAGGGTGCGTTCGGTACCACGGCGCGTGCTAACAAAGTAGCTCAGTTTGATGTTATGTGGGTATCTCCAGAAATCTGGGCAAATATGGCGCAGCCATACGTGGTTAACGGCGTGGTAAGCGGCACTCTCCTCCAGGCAGTATTGCCATTCGCACCAGTGAAAGAAATCCGCATGAGCTTCGCACTGACCGGTAACGAGTTTATCGCGTACGTTCGTCGCCGTGACGTGATCTCTCCACTGGTAGGTATGGCTGTTGGCGTTGTGCCACTGCCTCGCCCACTGCCTAACGTTAACTACAACTTCCAGATTATGTCTGCTGAAGGTCTGCAAATCACCGCAGACGATCAGGGGCTGTCTGGTGTTGTCTACGGCGCTAACCTGGCGTAAGGAGTCAGCATGGCTAAATACGAAGTTGTGCGCGCGTGGTTCGGCGTGAAGGTTGGTGATGTGGTCGAGCTGAAAGAACTTCACCCGGCGCTCAAGTCGAATGTACGCCTTATGCAGGGAGAGGCTGGCGGTGAGCTTACTCCGGCAACTCCAGAGGGCGGAACCGGAGAGAAATCTCGCAAAGAAGTCATCCAGCAGCGCCTGACAGAGTTGGGTATCGAGTTCAAGGGCAACCTGGGCGCTGAAAAGCTCTCTGAGTTGCTGCCAGAAGGTGAACTCGAAAAGCTTTTCCCTGCCGAATAACAGCCGCCGCTAAGGCGGTTTTTTTATGCCCTCTTCGGAGGGCTATCAGAGGCTCGCATGATCACCACAGAACAGGCCAGGGAATATCTGAAGTCAGTCGGTATCACGCTGCCTGATTTCATCCTTGAGGCGCTTGTAGAGCAGGCCAACAGCATTCAGGAGTGCCTTGATGTGCATTACTCACCTGCTACCGCGCTGCTGATCCAGTCCTACCTGCTAGGGATGATGGCGCTGGGACAGGGCGACAAGTACGTGTCCAGTCATACCGCGCCGAGCGGGGCGTCAGAATCATTCCGCTATCAGTCATTTGCCGATCGCTGGAAGGGCTCGCTAAACCTGCTTCGCGGTCTGGATAAATACGGCTGCGCTACTGCTCTTATTCCTGCCGACCCGACCGCAGCGCCAACGTTCGCTGGTATCTGGATCGGTCGTGGTGGATGCATGTGCGGGGATAAGTGATGACGTACAAATCAGTTAAGCACGGCCTACCGCGCTCATTCACCCGCGTCTGGGTGATGACCGACACCGGGCGGGAGACTACAGGCTATGTGAAATCAGACGGCGAGTGGTTCATCAACTGCCCGCGTATCCGGGCGACTGGCGCGAAGGTGCTGCGCTGGAAGGAGGGCTGATGTCATCGGTAGCGAACTGGAGTTATACGGCCACGGCAACCATCTGGCGCAAGCTGGAAGGCAATGACGAATACGGCGATCCGATGGGCTATGCCGAGCCTGAGCAAATCCTCTGTGATTACGAGGGCGGGCTCAGCAAGAAGTTAGCCAGCCTGGGCGCTGAAATTGTCGTTAAGAACACCGTCTGGACAGAGTTCGCGCTGGCCGACGCTGGTGACTACCTGCTGATTGGTGAATCTACCGAAGCCGATCCGATTGTGGCAGGTGCTGACGAGGTGCGGCAGATTATCCGCTATGCCGACACGTTCGAGCGAGTGGCGGATGACTATGCAATTTTGACTGGAGTATAGCCATGGGCATCAAAGTGAGTGGCATCAGCCAGGCGCAGAAAAACCTTAATTCCCTGATCGGTGATATTCAGGGTAGAAAGGTCGTAAGGGCTGTGCAATCAGCGCTGATAATCGGTAGCTCTCAGGCCGCGCTTTATACGCCAATCGACACTTCAACGCTGCTGAACAGCCAGTTTCGCGACATAACCGTGAACGGCAATCGGGTGACCGGGCGTGTGGGCTACTCCGCTAATTACGCTATGTATGTTCACGATCCGAATGTGCCGCAGACCTTCCGACGGGCCACCGCGAGGAAAGAATTCCTGACCAAAGGCTTTGAGGATACGCGCAGGCAAATCGACGCGGTGATAGCCAAGGAGATGTCGCTATGACGCCCATGATGCACGAGAGGGTGCGCAATCTGTTCGGCGATGCCGGGCTAACTACCGGTTTCACTGTGCAGCAGCTGATGTACGACGACCCGGGCGACCTGTCGAAGGCAGTTATGGTATTCCGGCCAAACGGCGGCACAAACATCCGCACCGACCTTGGCTCTGAGTATCACGTCCTGGTCGATGTCATCGGCGCGAAGGATAAGCGCAAAGACGCACTCAGCGCTGTGCAGCGGATCGTCGATTATGTCCAGGCCAATCCCATGGCTGATGATTGCGTTGGCTACATCCAGAACATGGGCGCAATCCCTGCGCCGGTGCTGACGGCAGAAGGACGGATAGTCTTCCGACTCCAGTTCGCCTGCACTTACGGCGAATAGCTACCAACCAAATAGACCCGCTCCGGCGGGTTTTCTTTTTTATACGTCAAAGAGGAAGTTTCTATGGCTAATTGCCAGAACTCGAACGAACGCCTGTTCGGTGGCGCAGTCGTACTGGAAGTCGCCGATGGTTGCCCGGACGTCAAACCACTCGAAGCTGAGTGGAAGGCGCTGGCGGCCGGTACGTCGAAAGGCTTCGATTTTAACCCGAACTCGGTAACCTCAGATGCGGATGACGGCGGCGGTTATGTCGAAACCATCATCACCAACAGTGACTTTACTCTGAGCTTCGAGGGTGAGGTTCGCAAGAAGGACAAGCTGGATCAGTACGGTGTCGGCAAGTTCATCAAGTATTTCGCTGACGAGCTGAAGGCCAAGCGCCAGCCCGGAATTTGGGTGCGCATGGACTACGGCCCGGTCGAATTCATCGGATACATGAACATCACGGCACTGAGTTCTGACGGCGGCACCAACGACATCGTCACGTTCTCCACCGAGTTCAAAGTGGGCGATGCCAGCACTATCGAAGTTAACGAAGTGACGGCGGTGGCGGTGACCGGCGTAACTCTTACCCCAGCTACCAGCACAGGCGCGGCAGGCGGTACCAGCACCTTCACGGTGAATATTGCTCCAGCCGGCGCGACGAACAAAGATTTCACCGTCGCATCAACCGATCCAACCAAAGCCACTGCCAGCGCCTCCGGCACCACCGTCACGGTGAATCGCGTCGCCACCGGCAGCGCGCAGATCATCATCAACACCGAAGACGGAAACTTTGTGGCCGTGCATACGGTTACCGTTACCTAACGGCCATTCCAAAGGGTGGCCGCGGCTGCCCTTGATAATGATCGTTACCTGGGAAGGAAAATGAATGCACTAATCGATATCGGCGAGTTTTCTGTCAGTGACGGCAGGGACGGAGGAAAGGATTACCTGCTGAGGCCATCCCTGATGGCTATGACGCGGATCGGCACGCCAGCGGAAATTGTTCAGGCTTATGCCGTGGTGCACGGTAATGATGTTGCCGCCGTCATCCAGCTCTGCACTGACACGCTTGGTCGCTTCCCAGATTGGCTATCGCCATCCATGAATCGCATCGCAGAACGACTGCTATCGCTGAGCATGCATATCATGCAGGCCTGCTGTGATGACGATCTCACCCCGATGATAGGTGAGTGGAAAGGTTGGAGCCGGTACGTTGTTTACCGGCCCGGGCTGATGCCACGAAACGACATCATCGTACTGGCTCAGCACCTCATGCAGCATGGCGTCGTTGGCAAAGCCAGTGTGCGCCGTCTTCAACGGCATGAGTCAGGTGAAACGACGAACGAGTTTAAGGCCTTCGACTACATCAGCGCGGCGAGGAGCCACTTCGGCATGAATCGGGATGAGGCAGCGGCTCTGACAATGACCGAGTTCCAGTTGATGCTGGCGCAGAAATATCCTGATCAGAAGGGATTCACTCGCGAAGAGTACGATGGTATCCAAGATGCATTCTTGGCGAAGCAGGCGGCGAGAAGGGCTGCAGCGAAATAGCCCACTCAGGTGGGCTACATTTTCTGGCAGCCATGCCCGATAACACATGACTGTCTGATTGTAGTGATGTGATCAGCTGCTTTTTCAGTTATGTAATCCTGCGCCAAACCAGCGCAAATTGTGACAATCAACACGATTAACCAAACCCGGTTCATTCGATCCTCGAAGCAAATATGAAGCGATGGTGCAGTGCCGCCTTGAGGCGGTTGGGGAATCACTATGAAAATTCGTACTGCAGTATTTCACCCAAATGGTTTTTTTATACACGCTAAGCCTGGCCCTGACTTCTGGGTTTTCCTCAGCAAACCGCTTGGGTGGGGGCGTTTTACTATGGTTAGCGGGTCTAACGACACTAACCACCCGACAGGAATTTTTGAATTATCGGAAGTGCGGCAGGAGCCGCCCCAAGCGCCTTCGATACGAGTTCATTCATCAAATGTTTTATGGTGTCTGCCGGAAGCTCTCGAAGTGCTGCTTTCAACCCCTGCCTCTGGTCTTCGGGAATATTTGCAACAGCGATAATGTCTTCCAGTGCCATGATACTTTCATGATGCAAACGAACGGTCTGAACGTTCAGGATAGCAGAGAGCCCCCCATCATTCAGCATAAAGTCTATACCTTTACAGGTCACACTCGCGTAGTTGAACAACCAAATCCAGTCTTCCGGCTCTATTACTGATTCAATTCGCTGAATGTGTATAAGTTGATGTTGATGAAGGTAAAGTAGGTTTGCAGCGAGTTTTAGATGATGACACTCGGAAATAATACTGGACTCATACTCCGTTTTTCCAGGCGACTCTGGGAATGCATTGATAAGGATAGTCAGCATCTCTCTTTGTAATTGCCTGTCGAACTTCTCCATGCTCATCCCTCCCTCCTGTGGAGCAATATTGATGATTGTGAGTGCCGCCTTCTTAGCTGTTACGAACGCAACAGAGGAAATAACCTACCTCAGAACCTGACGGGCGAACATCCTGATAAAAGATCAGGTTTTCCCGTTCCCGGTCGATTGAGATCAATAAATCAGCAGTTGCCGTTGCGCCTGTGCTATTCCTGGGTAGGATGTTCACTTTTACCAATGGGGAATAGGGATATGAAGACCAAAGCAGTTTTGATTTTTGCATGTTTGCTCGCGCCTTTTTCGTCTTTCGCTGAAAGCGAAGCTCTGAACACGCTAAAAAGCGGCCCGTCTGTAATTTGCAAGGACCATGCTGATCGCGCTGTCTGTGAGCGCGCCATCAACAATCTTATGGGGGCCGTAAAAAACATTACGTACCTGAATGATACCTGCGAAGCCAATAAAGCAATTAAAGAAAAAATGGATGCATCACTAAAAGAGCAATGTGAAACTGCAAAAGAAATAACAGATTACATTTCAAGTTTGCCCATGAAGTAACAATAAAAAAATCTAAGAACCTCGCTCCGGCGGGGTTTTTTATTGCCCGGAGAAAGCTATGGCAGGTGAAAAAGATGCTGGCAGTATTGTTTACACGGTGAGTGCTGATATCGAGCCTTTGCTGATTGGCGGAAAGCTAGCTGCTGATGCATTGGATAAGCTCGATGGGGCGGCCAGGTCGTCAAGTAAAGGAATGGATGGCCTCGATAATAGCACCTCCCAAACTGGATCAGCATTCTCTGAACTCGCTGGTTACGCCAACTCCATGGATAACCAGTTGCGCAAGCTAAACACCAATGTGAGCGGAATCGCCCGCGCAATGGAAGAAGCGCGCAGCGGTACTGGTGGCGCTAACAGTGAGTTTAGTCGCGCTGACTCTATCATCGAGGCCCTTGGTAACCAGCTCGCCGTGCTGGACGAAGCGCAGGAGAATGGCGCGCGCAGTGCCGCCGTACTGGCTGCCCAGCTTCGCGCCGGGTCAAAGGCCACCGATGAAGAGAAGCAGAAGATCGGTGAATTAACCGGCCGTCTGTATGACATGAAAACGGGGGTGGAGACCGGAGCAAAAGGCACAGGAGCCTGGAAAAACAGCATGCAGCAGGCTGGGTACCAGGTTCAGGACTTCATTATTCAGGTTCAAGGTGGTCAGTCTGCTCTTGTGGCTTTCGCTCAGCAGGGTTCACAGCTTGCTGGCGCATTTGGACCCAGTGGCGCTGTAATTGGTGCCGTCATCGCTCTGGGTTCAGTTATCGCTGGCACCTTAATAACCTCGCTAAACGGCGGAAAGAACGCCATGGATGCATTGAAAGATGCCGCTGAGTCGATGGATAAGGTAATAACGATATCCAACCAAGGGGTTGCAGCTCTTTCTGATAAATATGCCGCACTGGCGCGCACAAACGCGAACGTAGCGACAATCCTCCGCAACCAAGCTCTGCTGGAATACAACCAGGCCATTGCTAAGATACCGAAAGCGATTAGTGACGCCTCTGACTCTTTTATTACCTTGGGCGATCGGGCAATCGCAGCTTTCGGTGGATCTTCGCCAAGCATAAAAAAATTCAACGAAGAACTTACCAGGCTTGGCGCTACGTCTGCTGATTGGTACCAGGCGATTCAGCAGGCAAACGCCCAGGGGCAGTATGCAACAGGTGTTGTCAGCTCCTTATCCACGACGGTGAGTACGCTTTCCTCTCGTATGGGGATAAGCAAGCAAGCGGCATTTGAACTGGCCAAGCAACTATCTGACCTAAGTAACAATCCTTCTCCTGAAGCACTCGAGGAAGTAATCAAAAGTCTGCAAGGCATGACATCTTCGTCAAAAGATGGTCAAGGGGCAATTGCAGGACTGACCGGGTCATTAAAAGATTTATGGGTGGAGGCTCTTAATGCAAAACAAGGTGTCGACAGCCTCGCCAAGGCAACCGACAACCTCACTTCAGGGCAGCAAAATCTCATCAAACAGTCCGAGCGAACTCTCGCTTTATCCAAATTACAGGGTGAGGCCCGGGCGCGTTTGCAGGCGCAATACGCAGCGGAGGATGCCGGGTTTGCGAAGGATGATCCACACGCCCTGCAGATGGAGCAGGATGCAGCTGCGACCTATCGTAACACCCAGGCACAGAAAACCCTCCAATCCGAGCAGAAGAAAGGCGAATCACAGGCTGAGCGAAACGCTAAGGTTTTGGAAGAGTACCGGCAAAAGGCCGAACTATCCGCTGACTCGACCGCCAACCTCTCACGCGAACAAGCCATCCTGGTGGCTCGCCAGAAACTGATAAATCCAAACCCGCAGCAAATTGCACAGATAGAGCGTGACGCTGCCGCAGCGTGGGATAAGGCTGCCGCGCTCAAAGCCCAGGCCGCTGCTGAAAAACTTCTTCCGGAAGCGCGGGAAAACGCCAGCTATAAGCAGGATGTTGAGGATCTGAATACTGCCCTGACCGCGAAGAAAATCAGTCAGGAGCAGTACAACGAGACTTCAGAACGGCTGGAGGCCACGCACCAGAACAACCTCGCCAAAATCCGCGCGCAGCAGGCGGTTACTCCTCAGCAGGAGGCAGCAGGCGGAGTTGACCCGGTGCAGCAACTGGCGAACCAGCACACCCAACAGTTGGCACTGATTCAGCAGTATGAGCAGCAGGGGGTGATCACCCACCAGAACGCTCTGATGCTACGAGCCAGCGCCGACAAAGAGTATGAACAGGCACGCATCGCCGCTCAGTGGGAAATCTGGCGTAACCAGAGCGCAGGTAACGAAGCGCTGGCATCATCCTTTGATGCACTGGCTGGTAATGCGTCCAATGCTTTGACCGGCATCATTACCGGAAGTATGTCTGCTGAAGAGGCTATGCGGTCCATTGGCAATACTGTGCTGAACAGTCTGATTAACACCTTCGTCCAGATGGGTGTTGAGTGGGCCAAGTCGGCCATCATGGGGGCGACCACTCAGCAGGCAGCCATTGCAACGACAACTGCAGCTCAGGTTGCCGGGATTGGCGTACAGACTGCGGCCAGCACCACGGCAGCAGCGGCGACCACGGCGGCATGGACGCCTGCAGCGATCATGTCATCCATTGCATCTTTCGGCGGCGCGGTGGCTATAGGCCTTGGGGCGGTGGCGGCGGTTGCGGCATTGTCGGGTAAGCGCAAAAACGGCGGCCCGGTCAGCGCTGGCGGGATGTACCAGGTCGGTGAAGGCGGCATGCCTGAGATTTACCGCGCCAGCACCGGGAAGCAGTACATGATTCCCGGCGACAACGGCAGGGTGATCAGCAATAAGCAGATGAATGCCGGAGGTGGTGGTGTAATAATCAACAACATCGTGCACAATTACACCTCGGCCACGACTGACTCTCAGGGAGCGGTAAATTCTGACGGCACAGTCACCATCGAAACTATTGTGGCGGATTTAAATAACGGCGGCCCGATAAGTCAGGCTATGACCAGTAATCACAATATTAAACGCACGCCAAGGGGACAGAGTTAATGAGCGATAATAAAGTCATTCCAGAAATAACTCCGGTGGCAACACTTGAAAAAGGACAGACCCTTAAGTTTGGCATTAACAAGGCGGTAGAGTTTGAAATAAAGACGGCGGGAGGGACGACTATTAAAGGTATTATTCCTGCGAGCGAATATCTGGTTGTCACCAGCGGTGGTGATATTACAGATTTTAATATCAACCTTTATGAGTCCAAGTCCGGGCCTCACGAAATCGACTAACACCCGCTACGGCGGGTTTTTTATTGCCTGGAGTTCAGATGCCGATCATTGACTACCCCGGCTGGCTGCCGCTGGCGCAGAAGGCCAGTAAGAACATGACGCTGGATACCGGATTCCTGACTGACCAGCCAGCAGTCGGCCCTGCAATTTTCCAGAACCAGACCGACGATCTGAAAGTGACCTGGTCACTTACCTGGATTTTTACCCTGGATCAGGAGAAGGCATTCCAGCAGTGGCTGCGCAGTCCTAACTACCTGAACCGTGGCCTGAACTGGTTCCGCATGCCGGTTAATATCGGCGGCAGCGGCTTGCAGGTACAGGAGTTGCACTTCACGCAGATGCCGGTGCAGACCAGCATCGACGGCGGTGTAGTTACCTGGACGGGTACGGTGATCGCGAATCGCCTGTATAACGCTGATGACGAGTTCGACGACATCATTGTCGAGTTGCCACCGCCGTGGAATACCTGGCTGGATATCGTGGTTACCGGCTACCCGGACGGGCGTGATCCAGAGAGTCTGCCGAGGGTTCCCTGATGCCATCCTTCCGCGAATATAAACAGCAGCGCCCGACGCGCGGCCTGTACGACACCATCACGTTTTACCATCCCTCGTTTGGCTATGTGCGCCTGGTAGATAAGCAGTTCTTCGCAAAGATACTTGGCGGCCAGACGTACACGCCAGCGCGATTCGAAATCGAAGAGAGCCAGCAGAGCGGCACGCCGGTGATCGACGCGACGGTGAAACTGGGCCGGTTGTCGACGGATGTGAAATCGCTGATGAAGCAGTGGAAGGGCGCGGCCCGGCTGGCGGCCATTACGGCCACCCGACAGATATTCGACAGCGCTGATGTATCGGCCCCGATAAAATCGTGGCAGCTGTACGTGAAAACCGTCGATATCGACACGGACAGCGTCTCGGTCACGTTATCCATGACGAACCCGCTGAATAACAATATCGGAAGGCTTTATGACCCTGTTGAGTACACCGGACTGCAGTACCTCTGACTTCATCAAACAGATGATAGGTGCGCCATGGTCGAACCGGGCCTGTTCGTTCGAAAAGGTCGATTGTTGGGGCCTGGTGGTGTTGTATTACCGCCACGTCCTCAGCATCGAACTGCACCAGACGCCGGACTACGAAGCCGGGGCCGACTTCTTCACCTGCTATCAGGGCGATGTAACGTTCTGGAGACCGGTAGATAAACCGGTTGAGGGCGGGATTTTCGTCGGCTATCAGGGGTCTCAGCCTGCGCATGTCGGTCTGGTACTGAACCGTCAGGTGCTGCATGCGCGGGGTGAGGGCGGCAGCGTGCGTATGGACTCGTTGCTGGTTATCCAGCGTGCATTTACAAAGGTGGAATTCTTCGAATATGGCGCTGATTGAATTAAGTCGCTTCCCAGGAACGCCAAAAGAACGATACAGGGTGCCAAACGGCACCTTTTTTTATGCCTGGCTGACGGAGAATGACAGCAACCTGCACCGGGATTTGCTCATCGTACGTAACGGTGTCACGCTGGGTGACGACGACGAGCTGGATTTTGAACTCAGCGAAATGGACGTTATCCAGCTGTTCGACCAGCCAAAGGGCATCATCGGCGACATCCTCAGTCCGATTTTCAAAGTGGTTGGTCAGGTGTTCTCATTCCTGGCGCCAAAACCTGCCATCGCGAATACCGGCGGCAACACCATCGATTCACCGAACAACAGCCTGACCGGGCAGACCAACACCGCCAGGGTATACAAGGCGAAACCTGATATCTACGGTCAGGTGCGTTCGTTCCCGGACCTGATTCAGGAGTCAGTATTCGAGTACGTACGACAGGATGATTTTGACGGCGGCCTGAAATACGTCACCGAGTGGATGTGCGTCGGCATCGGGCACTACAGCTATGAGTCTGTGCGCTATTCGGAATCCAGCCTGGGTTCGCTGGCTGGGGCGGAATATGAATTCTTCCAGCCAGGCGAAGTTATCCCGCAAATTGTCGAGGGCTACGGTTTCGACGATGTTGATGGCCAGGAGGTTCCGGGCCAGAACGATGCTGACGACTTCCCGGTTGAAACGGCGACGGCAAACACGGTTGTAAGTGGCACCTATTCCGGCGGACAGATAGCCATGCAGGTCGTTAAGCAGGCTGAGTTCGACTACTTCATGGGTCTGGTACTGCCGCATGCAGTGACGTTCACCATCAACGTCACGTACGCCACGGCGTCCGGCAGCGTCACAAAGGATGCGCTGTTTTCAGGGACGCTGATTTCCGCGGTGGAAACCAACGACGGCGCGGTAATAGACCCGGTCGTCTGGTACACGTTCACCATGACCGATCTGCAGGGGCCACTGGATATTCCTGCGACGGCCACTATTAACACGACCACTTTCATCCTGAACGACAATGAGGCACTGACAGTCGGTCCGTTCTTCTCCCCGGTGGAGTCCACCGAGTTGTGGCTGCATACCCAGTCCAGCCTGGGAGGAAAAAAGCAAACGAACTGGCGGGTGGTTATCTGGAAAATCGACGACGATTACAACCAGATCCCGGGCACCACAGAGACTTTCATCTATTACCAGGGTACGCCTCATGACCATACCAGCGAGGTCTTCTATCGTACGGACAAACTGATACCCGCCGCTGGTTTCGGCAAGTATGCGATCAGCTTCCAGCGTACCGACAACGCCAGTGACGCATCGGTGCTGAAGGTCGAAGAAATCCACGCCATCAACGTCCGGACAAACGTGGTGCATCCGACTGACACCCTGGTGCGTGTGAAGGTGAGGGCGACCGAGAATGCCCTGGGCAGCCGGGAGCGAAAATATAACGCTCTGGTAACCCGGCACACCATTACTTATGACCTGGCGATGCAGGCGGTGGATTATACCCTGCTTCCGTCGCGCTCGTTTGCAGATGCGGTGGCGCACACCTGGCTGGTTATGGGGGCGCAGCCGGAAAGCAGCATTGACCTGTATGGCCTCTATGCGATCGCCGAAAGCCTGCCGGATGCACGACTGGGTCAGTTCGATTACACCTTTGATGACGAGAACGATTCGCTGGGTGACCGGGTGCGAGCAATCTGCAACGCCGCGTCGGTCATGGCGTACTGGGATGATGGCGTGCTGACGTTTACCCGCGATCAGAAAGTGGACTACCCGGCGGCAGTATTCAACCGGGCCAATATGAAGACGGATGAGTACAAGATCACGTACGAGGCCACGCTCCCAGGCGGCTATGACGGCGTGCAGGTGTCATATGTCCATCCGACCACAAACAACAAGACCTACATCAACTTCAGGGTACTTAACGGCGCCATCGTAGAGCAGGAGGCGGAGAACCCCAACAAGCTGGAGATCGTCGGCTTCCGTAACGAGTACCAGGCACGTGAGCGCGCGCTGCGGGAAACCAAACGCTTGATGTATTCGCGAGTCAGGATGAATGCGCGGGTCTTTGAAGATGGGATCATCCAGGTGGGCAGCGTCATTCAGATGCCGGACATCTTCGATAGCAACCAGCAGCAGGGATACATCACCGGACGCTCAGGTAATAACTTCGATACAAGTGAGCCGATTAACTTCTCGGGCACGATGTATGTGCTGGTCACCGACAGTCTGGGAAACCCGACATTGCGCTACTCGGCAATTGCACGCAGCGACACGCCTTATGGGTTCACAGCAGCGGTACCGGCGATTCAGCTCAATATCTGGAACGGCGACACCGTGCAGCTCCCGTCGCGCTACCTGATTGCCACAGTGGAAGAACTGGACAGTCAGCTGTGGACCGTAAACAGCATCAAACCCAACAGCGATAACACCATATCTCTGACCGTCTCTGAGTACAGCGACAGCGTCTACCAGTAATACCCACTTAATCCTCTCAACCCGGCCATCGCGCCGGGTTTTTCTATGGAAAATATATGGCCACTCAACCTACACATTTGCCTGTTCCGAGTGAAACGCCGCGCGACCTGAAATTTAACGCCGGGAAAATTGACGAATTCGTTACCAGTGACAGTCATACTTATACCGATCGTTTTGGTCAAAAACATCGTACAATCGCTGGCCTGAATTACGACGCTAACCAGGCGATGCTGAAGTATGGCTATATCACGAAGAAGTCTTTTGAACAGGGTGCTACCCTCGACACTCCTAACACTGTTCTGCAGCTCGAAAGCAGCGGCGAATACTACCGCTGGGACGGAGACTGGTCACAGCCCAAAGTCGTCCCGCCTGGCTCCACCCCGGAAAGTGCGGGAGGAGTCGGGCCGGGGAAATGGACAGGTGTGGGCGATGCAGCCCTCCGGGGACAAATCGCTGATCCCAGCGGAGCGGGTAAATATCCGGAACTGCAGATTGCGCGCTGGCGTGATGCCTGTGATATCCGCGGGTGGGGTGCAAAGGGCGACGGTGTTGCGGATGATACTGCAGCCTTCATTGCGGCTGCCAACAACCTGGCTGAGGGCGGTACGTTGCTGGTGCCAAGCGGAACCTGGCACGTTATTGGCCCGGTTAATATAAAGCCGGTAAACATCATAGGCCAGGGACAAGGGAAATCAGTTATTACATTTGATAACTCCGGATCTTCCCGAGATGGCTTCGTGTTCTCCGCTCCTACTAAAAATGACATCGAGTTTGGTGCGCAGCGTCTTTCGATCAAAACGGTAGGTGGAAACGGCGGGAGTGCTTTCTTTACACCGAGAGGGGCTGAACTCAATCATCTCCGGCCTAAACCAACCTTCCGCCAGCTGGCATTTGGTTCGGAAAATGCAGGGTCAGATGCTGATGAATTTGCTCAGACACACGGCTGGAAGTGGTTATTCAACTGCGGAGACAGCTGGCAGTTCATTATTGAAAAAGTTGACGCAGCGGGTTGCTATCAGGCGGCAGTGAGCCACGCAACGCAGTTTCTGGATGGATTTATCCGTACCGCGCCGGAACAGGGCATCCTGTCGATGCGGGTGAGTGATGTCACCACGCACAATGTTGCGAATTTCTTTGAGATTAAGCAAAAAACCTATTTCAGCCTGACAAATATCGATGCTGCCCGGGCTCTGAATGGTGTGTATGACGCACCAGACAGGGTATTTGAAACAAACCGCTATGCCTACGGAGAGTCCATCTGGACAAACGTTATCATTAACGCCCAGCTGAATGGTGTAAACCTGGAAAACAGATTCCTGTTGGTTGCAAACGGGCTGGCCATCCATCGTGCGGCCGGATGTTATGATCACGGCCAGGAGTGGGTGGGTCTGAAGCTCACCCGGTCGCGGATATGTACTCTTCAGGGACTGGAAATCAGCAGCGCATCGGGTTATACCGGCGGCAGAAAAGGGATCATGACTGACGGTGGAGATGCGAATAATTTCTCTAATGTCAGCTTTGGCTCCCTGGATGTTGGCGCTCAGATTGGTGTAACCGGCTCCGCATATGGGGCAAGCCAGGCTGTCAACTTCAGTAATGTCAGCATAAATGCCAGCGTAGGTACGCTATTTAACGTTCAGAATGCCCGTCGTTTCAACTGCAACGGATACGGTGCATCTTCTGGGTGGACGCCTGGCAATCTTCTCGTGAATGATGACGCCGCAAACAACACCATCACTCTCAGTAATATCGCCGGAGCAAATGAATATACTGATAACTCCATTTACTGGGTAAATCAGGCTGCGGCTACTGATGGGAAGCGCTGGCGATTTGATACAACAAATGGACTCACACTGTCCACACAGACGGATGCTGGTGTCGCCGGTAATAATGCCCTGATCATAGCTCGCAGTGGCGTGCTTGTTGACCGGATAGAACTGCGTACCCGCAACACTTCCGGCGGGTATATTCAACTGACAACCCCTGAGACCCAGTTTTCCGGGCTAATCAAACCCACAGTTGATAACGCTAACTCAAACGGGACGGCCCCGTTCAGGTGGTCGCAGGTTTATGCCGGAGCAGGGAGCATTAACACCTCCAATGAGGAGATGAAATTGCGTATGGAAGCAGATGAGCAAACGCGCGAAGCAGAGCGCCGTGCTGCGCTGGAAATAAAATCTGATATCTGGCGCTTTAAGTTCAGGGATGCGGCAGCAGGTAAAGGCCAGGAAAATGCCCGTATTCATTTCGGTGTCGGGGCGCAGTCTGTAGGTGAAACTCTGCGTAAGCATGGGCTTGATCCTCATGATTACGCATTCTGGTGCTACGACGAGTGGGACGATATCTATGAGCCTGAGATCGGGGTGAGGTTAGTGACCAATGAAGATACTGGTGAATCTTGTGAGGAAGAGTATGCGACAGGCCGCCAGGTGATTGTAAAAAAAGCTGGATATCAATATGGCATCCGATATGAAGAACTGCTTATGTTCATAATGGCTGCCATATGATCGTAAAGCACAAGGAAGTGCTATCTAATAATTTCTCCAGTATGGAGTTTTGTTATCCTCCGATAAGTTGCATTTTTTTTATTTTCAATGCCATCAAGAGAATCTAAAAAAACATTCGGATCAGAAGCGTCTATCCCTATAAAATTAGATATATCTAAATTCCACCATTCTGACTTCAATAATCTTTCAATCGTTTCTTTATCGAACCTATACTTCAAATGCCTAGCCGGCACTCCACCTACAATAGAGTATGGCTCAACATCTTTATTGACTATGGCCCCAGCTGCAATAACAGCTCCGTTGCCAATTTTAACCCCTCTCATTATCACGGCGTTTGCACCTATCCATACATCATGGCCTATCTTAGCAGCAGCATGCTTAGGTAGGCGCATATCTCTCAATGTACCTATACCGTCGGGGATAGAGAAACCATTTTTTGCTCCATGGAAAATGGAGTGCGTGGAAACGTGAGTTGTTTCATGAGCACCTAGACCGATCTTAACCCCCGTAGCGACTGAGCAAAATCTGCCAATATTGAGACTGCCAATGACACATCCATCACCAAATCTTGTGAAAGCTCCGACATCAATAGGTGATATTACCTGAGCGCCGCCATGTAAAAAGCACTGCTCCTCGTAAGTCACTCTTCCGGTTGGAGAAATTTTAGCATTAATCATTTTGATTGCTCTTGAACTTATTGATTTAAAATCGGCATAGAATCTAGTAACTTTAACCTCATTGTAGGAAAAAGGAAATTAATCAATGCAATACGATATTTATATCAAGAAATGTGATATCTCAACTGTTACTATTGTCAAGTGCGGAGCATCGGGCTTTCCAGAATCTGATAAGGTTGGAACGGTAACTGACTTGAACCAAAATGAGTATGGAATTGATGCAGAAACTGCAGATTTTTGGGTGCAAGAGCAAGGATACTATTCTAAAGAAATTTGATAAATAGCCTCACATTGAGGCTTTAATCAACTAAATTCCCTTCCCCGACAGACCCTTCCAAAATCCTCATCATCTCCCACGTGATCAGTTCTACCGATCAATAATACTGTATGCATATACAGTTACTATCAGGGAGGCCAAACCATGCCCCGCGACTACGAAATCAAACCAGCCTTCATCCGCGCCATCAGGCTCGACGCTGCAGGCCGCAAGGTAATCACCACATCAGCATTCCGCACAGCGCTCTATCAGGCGCATCACGACTGGTCGATTGAGCGATGTAATGAGTGGATAGTTCGCAATCAGGGCGGTTTCATGGACATCACTGAGGGTGACGGTGCGGACAGGACTTATGCGCTACGCAATATGGGGAGGGTTCTGTAATGGGATTCCCTTCACCTGCCAGCGACTATATAGAGACCAGGCTCACTCCAGAAAGGATTTGCGGCGTAGGCATTGATACCCGCATCCTGGAAACGTCATCCGGGTTTGCGGTGATCGAGCCGATCACCCGACTGGTGCAGGGGCAGATTCTGCTGATCCTTAGTGGCGGTCAGACTCAATTTGCACGCTTTCTGGGAAAAGCATTAATCACAGAGGACGGCGAGGAGATAGAAGGGGACGCAGCTGAAGAGGTCGAAGTTATGGGCAGGGTGACTTTTTTCATCAACAGCACAGACGCTGATGAAAGCCCTGTGTAAATGCAGCCTATAAAAAAAGCCCGCACGGGAGCGGGCATAACTCCCTTAGCTTTGTTATTAACCCTGCGTTCATGACGCAGGTAAGTAACATATCGGCAGCATTTGCCATTACTTTAATAGCGCACTTCAGATATTTCGGCTGATACAACGTCACAAGCGGAAATGGAGAGCAGGTTCTGCATATCCTGTCCGGTGCCCGAAAGCAGTTCGCAAAGCTCAGGGGAAGGGCTTTAATCACGGATGACGGCGAAGCGATAGAAGGGGAAGCGGCGGAAGAGGTGGAAGTGTTGGGGCGGGTGACGTTCTTCATCAACAGTGCGATCGAAGACGACAGGGTGGTGTGATGGGGCATGGGTGGGGCATAAAGTTACCGCGAAACGACGTTAGTTCATTGCACATGACAAATCGTATCGCGGCAACATAGCAGAAGTTACCGCACTTCAATCCAACATCAATCCACTTCGTTAAAAGACTTAATAGTCTCCAGATGAAGACAGCCTGCAGCACAGGATTGCCAAGGAACGGGATCAGCGTAATCACATCGTGACTGCTTAGCGAGCTGCCGATCCCCAGCATGATCCCGCAGAACGAGAGGAGCGCCACGGGCAGCATAAAGGTTTTACCCAGTTGCTGGAAAAACTCCCACAGCGATATTTTTTGTGCTGCTTTCGCCGTCATAAAACGACTCCTGTGTTGTTAAAATCAGTTTATCTGCTTCAATGCTGCGAGAAGATAAAACGTTTTATCAAATTTTAGTGCGCGCTAAATCACATTCTTAGTCTTTAACTGGTAGTATAAAGATAACGTATTGATAAAACGTTTTACCGATCTCATTGTCAGGGAGTCACGCCATCACATGGCTGTAGCGAAAAAGATCACCATCAATGACGTCGCGCAGGCGGCGGGCGTGTCCGTCAGCACGGTGTCACTGGTGCTGAGCGGAAAAGGGCGGATCTCCTCCGCGACGGGCCAGCGCGTTAACGATGCGGTTGAGCAATTAGGATTTGTTCGTAACCGGCAGGCTTCGGCGCTGCGCGGTGGACAAAGCGGGGTGATTGGCCTGATTGTCCGCGATCTGACCTCGCCGTTTTATGCCGAACTGACGGCAGGGCTGACGGAGGCGCTGGAATCGCAAGGCCGGATGGTCTTTTTACTCCACGGTGGCCGGGAAGCGGATCAATTGCTCCAGCGCCTCGACATGCTGCTGACCCAGGGGGTCGATGGGGTTATCGTTGCCGGGGCATCCGGGTTAAGCAACGAACTGTGCGAACGGGCAGCCCAGAAGGGTGTTCCGCTGGTGTTTGCTTCCCGCGCCAGCTATCTGGATGAGGCCGATACCCTGCGCCCGGACAACATGCAGGCAGCACAAATGCTGACCGAACATCTTATTCGCCGCGGCCATCAGCGGATTGCCTGGCTGGGCGGAAAAAGCTCGTCGCTGACCCGCGCCGAACGGGTGGGCGGCTACTGTTCAACGCTGATTAAATACGGCCTGCCGTTCCACAGTGAGTGGGTGGTGGAGTGCGAGTCCAGCCAGAAGCAGGCGGCAGAGGCGATCGGGACGTTGCTCCGCGCCAGCCCCACCATCAGCGCCGTGATCTGCTACAACGACGTCATCGCCATGGGCGCCTGGTTTGGCCTGATACGGGCCGGACGCCAGAGCGGGGAAGGCGGGGTTGAAACCTTCTTTGGTCATCAGGTGGCGCTCGGTGCCTTTGCGGATGTGTCAGAAAACGCGCTGGACGATCTGCCTATCGTCTGGGCAACCACCCCTGCACGGGAGATGGGCCACACGCTGGCGGACAGGATTATGCAGCGGATTGAAAAATCTGATGTGCAAGCCGGGCATCAGATTGTCTCCGCCCGGTTAGTCCCCGTGAAGTAGTTTCACGGTTAAAGGAAGAGCGATAAGGCATTCTGGCTGGCGGCAATAAAAAACCCCTCGAAGAGGGGTTTTTTTATCATTACTGCTGCGGAACCGCAGGCTGTGCCGGAGCCGGAGCCGGAGCCGGAGCCGGAGCCGGAGCCGCTGGCGCGGCAGGCTCGTCCGGTACCGCCAGGTTCAGCGCCGGAACGCCAAACATGCCGACAAACTCTTCCAGCGTCATCTTCTGACCGTTCAGCGTAACCTGCCCGTTGCTGTACTGCAGGCTGGTGCTGATGACGTTATCTTCCACGGTAGTGATGCGGAACATCTGGCCCATTGCCGCCAGGCCTTTCACCTGCTGGCCAGCCAGCTTACCAGCGTCATCTTCGTTATAGCCTTCCAGCTTCGCAATCTGGGTCATGAACTCGGTCGCCATGTCCATCGGGATAGTCAGCTTGCTCTCCAGCGATTTCACACTGCGATCTACTTCCTGGGCCAGGGTTTGCGCCTCGCCCGTGGCGGTGGCAGGGTCCTTCAGGAACAGCGACAGGTTGAAGTTGGTCTCGCCTTTGCTGTTTTTCCAGCTCAGCGGAGCCAGCGTCACCACCGGCTCGCCTTTAAGCAGGACGGGCAGGTTGCTGAAGAAGACTTCTGCCGCTTTTTGCTGATACAGGGCCGGATTTTCCATCAGCGCTTTATCTGCCAGCAGCGCCTGGCTCTGGGCGCGATATTGCTGGCTGAATTGATGCCACGCCTGGCCGTCAATATTGCCGATTTTCAGCGTCAGCTTGCCGGTACCCAGATCCTGATTCTGCACTTTCAGGCTCTTCAGGCTGTAATCCAGCTGGCTATTAACGCTCTTGCCATCTTTCGACAGCTCGGCTTTACCGCTCAGATCGGTTCCCTCAAGCACGGCCATCTCTTTGCCTTCAATGGCGATAGCCAGCTTATCGAGGGTGAGTTTTTGGTCGCCGATCCGCTCATCAAAGTCGGTCAGACGGCTATTGCCCTCGGTTTTGAGGTTGTTGAAGGTGAGCTGCACTTTCTGGCCGTACTCATTGACGGCATTTACCAGACCGCTTGCTGCGTCACCTTTCAGCGAGACGTTTTTGCCATCACGATCGGCATCCAGCTGGAAATTGCCGCCGCTGAAGGCCACTTTTTCATCGCCATTTTCGTAATTCAGTGCTTTCAGCGCCAGATCGGTAC